AGGCTTACGGCTCTGCAACGGTCAAGGCTTACGGCTCTGCAACGGTCGAGGCTTGCGGCCAATCTTACGTAGAAGATTGTACAGGCAAAATCAGACCAGAATCAAACTTTGCAATAGTAAAAGATTATTACAATCATAAGATCTACATAAAAAAAAGAAAATTTGAAATTATTGAAGTTGAATAAATAATATAAAGTATGGATAAATTTTTAGGTCAAGAAATCCCCGAGAAGGATAGATGGCAATTTTTACAAGATAATGCCGATGCGGTAGAAGAGATTGGCTATACTCACCGTTTTACACCGGAAGAGTTAGCACAAAAGAAAGAATCTCTTGCTGAAACCTCGATTAAAATCAATGATATTGAGGTCGAAAAGAAAGAAGTTGTAGATGGGTACAAAGAACGACTTAAGCCTTTAAATGAGGTGAAAGTAAAACTTCTTGAAAACATCAAGAAGGGCTCTGAATATGTGGATAATGAAAAGTGCGCTAAAATACTCTTTCATGAAGAAAAGATGGTCGGGTATTATAATCAGCTAGGGGAATTGGTTTATTCCCGTCCGATCATGCCTCAAGAAATGCAAAAGACAATTTTTAATATGAATCGTAAAACAGGAACAAATGACTGAAAGTAAATTAAACGTGGTTGTGCCGAAAGATTACAACGGTGCACCAATTGAAGTTGTATTGAGAGAAGGTGAAGCTGCTAAACAACTTCCCAAAAGAGAACCTATTCCGGTGAATATTACTGGAACGATTGATAGTCCTTTACGTTGGCTTGAAAAACGTGTTGAATTAATCAATCAAAAGACTGCTAATATCGCAGTAAACCGTGATGATATGGAGATCAGCCTGATAGATAAAGAAAACGACTACTATAATAATGGTATTCGCGGTGTATTGGAAGCCTCCAAAGAGATGAAGGAGTTTGGCATTAACGGCGATAAGAAATGGGATCCAATTAAACTATCCAAATTTTTGAAGATGCACCGTGCCTTTTTTACTGACAAGTCACAAAATATGATGCTTGTTTCTACCTTGAAGAACTTCAAAGCTAAAGTAAACCAGGACATCGAGCGCAGCAAGGAAGAAAACGGTAGCAAGGTGGATAACTACTCGCAGGTTGTTGATTCAAATTTACCGAAGTCTTTCAAGCTGAATATTCCTCTTTTCAAAGGCTTTTCTTGCGAAGAAATCGAAGTTGAGATTTATGCAGACGTTGACGGTCGAGATGTTTCCTTATCTCTTGTGTCCGCTGGTGCAAATGAAGCGATTGAGGAATACAAGAATAAAGTAATTGACGAACAACTGGATGCGATCAGACAGATTGCTCCTGATATTGTAATCATTGAAGTATAATTAATTAACAAACAAAGCCGCTGTAAAGGACAGCGTGAGGTGAGAAACCTCTGTTTATATTATTTGGCAGCCGGGAAAGACCGGCAAATGGGCGTAAGCACTGGTTGTGTTTTCTTATTATGTATAAGTGCACAATATACGTTGTAAGGTCTTGCTGAATTATGAAGCTTCAATCGGCAAGTTAATCATGATTGCTGGTACTACCCAATTATGGTTTAGCGGGTTCGATTCCCGATACGCCCACAATTAAAAGAACAAACCATTATGATTAAAAGAGACAGAGTAATAGGAATAGACCCTGATTGTGACAAATCAGGAGTAACAGAACTACATGTTAAGTCAAGGTGCTTAAACGTGACTAATCTTTCATTTCCCCTTCTTGTTGACTACTTAAAGATGCTGAAAGAAGATTTTGTTGATCGGCAAAAAGAATCGGTTATAGTAGTTGTTGAAGCTGGCTGGATGAATGAAAGCAACTGGCACGCTACACGCTCTTCTCCTGCTGCCGCTGCTAAGATAGGTCAAAACACTGGTCGAAACCACGAGGTAGCTCGTAAGATAGCAGAAATGGCAAGGCATATAGGACTTGAAGTTGACGAAATTAAACCTCTAAAAAAATGCTGGAAAGGCAAAGACGGGAAGATTACTCAGGAAGAGTTGTCTAAGATTGTTGGAGGATTAGATAAAAGGTTAAATCAGGATGCCCGGGATTCCTGCATCCTCTCATGGGTCTATGCAGGATTACCAATAAAATTATAATATGGCAAAGAAAGAAATAATTCAAGCAAAATGCAAAGATTGCATACACTCCTCTCCCTTCTCCGAGCTTGTTATTACCTGCTCTGAGAAAAAGATGAATTTAGTTGGCAATTCAACAAGGATATGCCATTTGTTTAAAAAAGAAATAATCATTAATAAGTCATGAAAACATATCAATTTGAAGAAATAACTTTCTGGTTGTCATTTATTGCCTATCTACTATGTAGAATAGCAGAAGTATCAGACTTGGTGACTAAAGGACTAATGTTTATTGTTATTTCCTTTGGCATATCCGCTGTTTATTTTGCTTTTAAAGAGGTTAAAAAACGAAAATAATATGGATACCCCTACTCTATCTATAAAACACATTGATATAAGCAACTTTCAATATACCATATTGGAACGTGATATGTATCAATGCGAAAGATGCTTGTCTACGGTGATGGATGGTGCGCCAATAAGGCCATATCTCAAAATAGACGGCATGAACAAAGATGATCCAAACAATTATTTCTGCTCATGCCCGGATTGCGTAGATGTTTTAAAATGGATTTATAAAAATAAGAACAATGGCTAGAATAAGGTCTATAAAACCCGAATTTTGGGAAGATGAAAAAATAGGTAGTTTGCCTATTCCTTGTCGATTATTTTATATAGGCCTCTGGAACCTTGCCGATGATCAAGGTGTGTTTCGCGCAAATTCCTCAATATTGAAATCTCGAATTTTCCCATACGATGAAAATTTAAGGGTATCTGAAATTTCAAAATGGCTTGATGCTCTGGTAAAAGCCCAAATGATAATACCTATTAGTTACAAGAACGAAAGCTATTATATAATTCGCACTTTTCGTGACCATCAAAAATTTGACCCAAGATATCCTAACAATTTGATTCCTAAAGAAATAACAGATAATATACTGAATAATGAAAGTGGACACATAGATAACCCATCGTGTACCCATCGTGTACCCGTCGTGCACCCACCACGGGAAAGGGAAGGGGAAGAGGGATATATAGAATCTAAAGATTCTCTTGACGAATATTCTTTTGAGGCGGTATGGGAAATGTATGAAAAGAAGGGGACGTCCAAGGTAGCTCGTAGTAGGTGGGATAAATTGCCAAAGATAAAAAAACAATTGGCATTAAAGCATATTCCCCTGTATGTTCAGGCTACCCCAGAAAAAAAATACCGGAAAAACTTTGAAACATACATCAACCAAGAGGCATGGAATGATGAAATATTTACTTTCGATCAAAATCAGAGCAGTGACCTAGGCGAAGGAGTATGGGTTGAAAATGGGAAGAAATACTATGGGGACAAAAATAATCCTAGAGAAATTCCTATGTCGGCACCTAAACGCCCCGGCAAACAATATGCTTATGATCGAGAAAAAAATAATTGGACGATATTATGACTTGGGAAGAATTGAATATCAAAATACCATATGGTAGGACTTCTGGGAAAATCAAGACATTTTGCCCTGCTTGTCATAACAAGAGAAACAACAAGGCGGATAAATCATTGTCTGTAAACTTGGACGAAGGCTTATATAAATGCCATTATTGTGGTTATTCCGGCTGTATAAAAGAATTCCCTAAGAAAATCAAGAAAGAATACGTTCGTCCCACATGGAAGAATGAGACTAAATTATCCGAAAAGGTTGTAAAATACTTTGAAGGAAGAAGGATTCCGCAAGATATACTCAGAATCATGAAAATATCTGAAGGTATGGAATTTATGCCACAGGATAATTGTAAGATGAATACTATTCAGTTCAATTATTTTCTTAACGGGGAACTTGTAAATGTCAAGTATAGGACAGGGAATAAGCACTTTAAATTAATTCCTAATGCCGAACTTATCCCCTATAATCTTGATGCAATAAAAAACTCCAAAGAGTGCATCATTACAGAAGGAGAATTTGATTGTCTGTCTTTTATCTCTTGCGGATTCACTCATACCATCAGTGTTCCAAATGGAGCTAGCGCAAATACATCTTACCTTGATGACTACTGGGAGGATTATTTCGAAAACAAAGAGACTGTTTACATAGCTTCAGATACAGACGCAAAGGGGATAATACTCAGAGATGAGCTTGTGAGGCGTTTTGGAGCCGATAGATGCAAGATTATATCTTACGGGGAAGATTGTAAGGACGCGAATGAATTACTCGTTAAAAACGGCTCATATGCGTTAAAGCAAGCTGTAGAAAATGCGTCAGAGCTAAAGATTGATGGAGTATTTACTGTTTCTGACTTTGAGGATGAATTGGATATTCTCTATGACAAAGGTCTCCAAAAGGGCTTTACTATCGGATTTGACAACTTTGATGCGTTATGTTCTTTCGAAACTAAACGGATGTGCATCGTTACCGGTATTCCCGGCAATGGTAAATCCGAGTTTTTAGATGAGATAGCTGAAAGACTTAATACTCTTTATGGTTGGAAGTTTGCATACTTCTCTCCTGAAAATTTTCCTTTGAAATACCATGCATCAAAAATGGTTAGTAAAATTACTGGGAAAAAGTTTGATAAAATAAGCCTTCCACTTAACGAGTATAGGCAAGTAAAGCAGTATATGAGCGATAATTTCTTTTTCATCTTTCCAGAAGAAGGTTTTTCTGTAGATACTATATTGGAAAAAGCCAAATATCTGATAAGAAGAAAAGGAATAAAAGCTCTTGTTATTGATCCCTGGAACCGATTAGAGCACCAAATACCTTCGGGTATGAATGAAACTAATTACATAAGTCAAACTCTTGACAAGTTTACAAACTTTGCACAAAAGTATGACATATTGTTTTTCTTAGTTGCTCATCCCAGGAAAATGAGTAAAGATGCGAGTGGACAATTTGAGGTACCTACTCTATACGACATCAATGGTTCAGCTAATTTTTACAATAAGACAGACTACGGTATAACCGTACAAAGAAACAAAGAGACCGGGACCGTTGGCGTGTATGTGCAAAAAGTAAAATTTAAGCATTTGGGAGAAACAGGTAATGCTACTTTCAAATACAACATCAACAATGGCAGATATGTTCCATATTACGAATCACAAGATCCTATTTGGGATAATTCAAATCATTTGATTAACAAAATAACTAATCAGCTAAAAGAGTCAGAAAGAATTGAATTACCCTTTGAGATGTATAACGGGGAAGAGGTCCCATTTTAAATCATAATCATGAAATCAGAAAAGAAATATTACCACCTCCTCACAAAAGAAGAGTCCGAATACGCTATGTCTTTACCGGAACATGTATTCCGACGAAGATACAAAGAGCCAGACCAATGCAGATATTCGGATGCAATGGATAGACAATTCGGATGTGCCTGGATTTTTAGAGATGAGAATCAGAGAACTGATATCGTAAAACAATGCAAAGAATGTCTTTGCAGGGCTATAAATAAATAACAACATGAAACAATACAATAGTTGGAACGAAATAGATCAAGACACAGGAGGACTTGTAACGTCTCTCACATACATCGTTCTGTTTATCAACGATCAAGTGTACAACTCGACAATTGAATTGAGAGACAATATCAAGGATACCTCTTTTTACAAGCATGAGGTAAAAAAACATGTCAACGACCTTTACAGGTTTATGAGGTCATATAACACCAACATCGGTGTTACCGCCAAGGTCAACCAAGAAGCATTAGCGATAATCACTCAAAGCATGGAAGACGATATAAAACCTCATATTGACCGATATGGCTTTGCCGTCAGCCAATCATTACATAATGCCGGTATACATGGACGACTGAACAATTTGATATCCATATCATCCACGATCGACATGTTGTGCCAGGCATCTAAAATTACAATACGGGACTTTTATACGGCAATTAGCAAGTACGCACCACTTGCCTGTAACCCGTTATTGTATCTTTCGATGGATAAAGCCATGTTTTTAACAAGGCGTATAACAGACTGCCTTACCCCAAAAGATGTACATATAGACCTTAATGAAATACCGACAATATCAACAGCTTTTCAAGCAATTGCCAACAAGTTGTTGAGTCCTGAGGTATTTGAAAAAGCTTTTAGCGAATGCGAAATACAATAAAAATAATGAAACTAAAATAACGTTCCTACTTATTTTAGTTTTTCAGCAAAAATTAAAATAACAACTAATATGGAATAAACATGAATGGTAGAACTTTAATCCCATATCAGGGTAGAATTTATATCACACGAGAAGGAATATATGAACCTGTAACCGTTGTGTCAAATATTGTTTCTGGGGTATCGAAATCATTATCTGATTTTGATAATACTCCTCCTATTACTTTTTCAATTCCCCATTCAAGGATAAAAGCATCTATTCTAGGGGGTGAAAGCAAAATAAATCCTCTAAAAGCGAAAAAAGTAATGAGTTTGTTGAAACAAAATATACAAAAATTATGGTAGAACTGATGGATAAAAGGACATTGAAAATAGATGTAATTGGCCCAGTTGAAGGGACTGATATTGTGAAATGTAAATTGCGCGTAAACGGACGTACATGTGCATTTTGGACTACACAATCAAATTATGAAGCTCTGATGTATGATAATATTTTCATTCGAGATGGAAAGGAAATAGACTCTGATGGCGTGATAAATACAACTAAGGTTTTTATTGAAGAAGATTGATTTTAAAAAATCATGAATGAAATTTGGCATGATATAGGAGAGCCCAATTATAACACTCCAGTTGTTGTGATTGATAGAAATGGAAGAATCGTATATTTTGGGTATTACGGTCCCCGTTTGATAGAAAACGATGAAAGATGGGCTTATATGATAGAGCTAGTTAATAATACATGTGGCAAAGAAACTTCTAACGCCACAAGTTCTAATATTGAAAAATATATTGACCTTACCCATAAGTTATCATTTGAGAATATGGGTAAAGCTTGTAGAGAATATCTTGAAAAAGAAGGCCATCCTTGTGATAAGTGTAACTGTAATATATAAAAATAATATGAATTTAATTGATGCATGGGTAACAAAGGTTCAGGAAAAGCCTTATTACGAATACGACAAATGGTGGGTTAAAGTCGAATCTGTTGACGAAGGTGGAAACGGCACTAGTACTCTAATGTTTGAGACTAAAGAAGAGGCTGACAGAGTTCAACCAGGTTATAAATTTCAACATTAAAATGCGTGAGTCATGCTGGAAATATTACAATTTATATTTCAAGACTTCTGGCATTGGCTAGGAACTTTCTTGTTGATCATAGCTGTAGGAGTTCCGTTTCACGGCATGTTTATCAGGAATACAGAGATTAATAATTACGATAAGAAAAACTAAAAAAAGATGAATATGAATAAATATAAAATTGGAGACAAAGTCCGCATCAAATCCATCGAATGGTATAATCAAAATAAAGAAGAGCACGGCTTGATTATTAATGATGCTGAAGAAAGTAATGTATTTTGCTCTGGCATGTCACCATATTGCGGACGAGAACTTACCGTAAAGGCTATATATCCTGATGGAAAGTATTCTCTAACAGATAATACCGGAATTGGAGAAAGTGACCTCTATATGTGGTCTTGGGAAGAATGGATGTTTGAAGAATAATTAAAAAGTAATGAATCATGGAAAAAATTTATAAATATCCTCTTGCACTAGAGGATAAACAAACGATAGAAATGCCGATAGGCTCTCAAATATTATGCGTCCAGACACAATTCAACCAACCTTGCATCTGGGCCATGGTCAATCCCAATTTGCCTCCAATTGGGGTAAAGATCGAAATCTACGGGACAGGTGGAAGTATCACAAATCCATTTCCTAGCTATCTGAAATATATAGGTACATTCCAAATTAATAACGGACATGAAGTGTATCATGTGTTTTTAAATGAATTAGTGTCGGTTCCTATCAACCCTAAAAAAAGTAAATAATGATATACAAAAGTCACAATCACGCCTACTATAAAATAGAAGATGGATTGCTTTATGAAGCATACACCACTATACGCGGTCCGAGATTTAGAACTATTGGACGGTTAAAGTATCCTGACAGGAAAAGGGTACCACCTGAAGAGATAAGCTTGGTTGAGCAGGCTTTACGAGAATGGGGTAATGTTTAACGTATAAAAGAAAATTAAGTATGAATCTAATTGATGCATTTGTTAACAAAGTTTTGTCTGGAGTTTATGAACAGTATGGTAAATTTTGGGTGAAAGTCTCCTATACAGATATGGGAGGGAGCGGTGAAACTACCCTAGTGTTCGATACTCCAGGCGAAGCTATTGATGTTAAAGAAGGATATAAATTTCAACATTAAAAACAACTGAATCATGGTAACATTTTGGGAGGTATATCAAAAGGCAGTTAAAGAAAATGGCTGTAATGCCGAAGAAACATTTGCCCTGTCTATGTTTATCGCCGGCGCCGAATGGCAACTGCAACAATTAAGCCATCCCGATCCTCCCGGAGAACAAGGAGCGGACGGTACTATAACCATTAAGGAAGTGATGAAAGAAAAGGCTATCGAAGCCTTTAATGAAGCGATGATTTATTTCGAATCACCGGACTGCCCAACAACGGAGGAAGCTTTGAAACATTTTATCGCTAGCCTGGATCAGGGGCTAGATAGTGGTTGTTCGGAAAACCGAACAACCGGTAAAAACAAAAGAATCATGGATATATTCAATTTATATTTCAAGGTGCCAATTAAAAGCCTTGAAGAACGAGAAAAGGTCGTAAATCACCTGCGGGAAGCCGGGTTTTATTATCCGGATGATGATATAGATAAAAGCGAAGTTATCGGTATTCTGGTTGGGAATGCTTATATCGGCGAAATGACAGCTGAGGTCGGATATAACGATTGTCAACATCAGGAATTTACGGTAGAGGAAGTCTTAAATATGAAATTTAGTCAGGATCATGGATAAAGAATATCTTGAACAGGAGTTAGAAGAGTGGCGAAATATCCAAGCTACATTAATTGAGTTCCTCGGAAGATGTAGCACCGAAACAACGGCCTACGTCTGTGGAGCATTGGGTGAATTAGCAGAGAGTTTAGAAGACTGGTAGGCTCAATCATGGAATGTAGATATAAACCAGAGAAATGGGTAAGTGCAGACAGGCCGCCTCATGATTATCCGATCGGTACAAAATTCAAGGCTTTAAATGGTGGATATTGGATACGAAACTCGTATGGTTTCAAATGGGACTGTGGGGCAACGTTCCCTACTCCAGGAGGTGATTGGGATGGATCAGTCTGTTTTCCTGAATAGCTCAAATCACGAAAAATATGAAATAAACAGCAAAGCTGTCCAGGAGCCAGCCGGACAGCTTTGTAAACTCTCATTAGCAGCCTCTAATTCCTATTTTATTTATCCATTAAATAAGATACATCAACCTTCGAAGCCTGCATATTTTCTCATTAAAGTTTACCGGCTCGAAGTCAAGGGAATCAACTAGGCGATCGACTTCTTTCCTAGCTGATTCCCTTTTTAACTTCTGTATTTCCTTGTCTTTTTTTCTCATAATAGTTTCTTTTGATGTTTGTGGCAATCGCAGCTACAAATAAACATCTGTATGTCTTTTGATAGCTTTCTACCGATGTATCCTGCCAAATAAGCTATTTCTTCCCCTCCTGCCGGCATTTTATAGACTATGGCTATGTGATCCTCCAAATGCCTTAATTCATGCATCAGAGAGTCTGAAAACTCTTCTGAAGAAGATGTCTTTCCGATAACCATAACAGACTCTCTTAGATGATAATTCGAATAGGTTAAGCCTGTGTTGAGTTTGCATGCTTCCAAATTACGATATGATTCTTTCAATTTTTGAGGGGGACAACCAATACTTTTTAGGCAGTCCATTATCTCATCAGTCCAATAACATGTGACATGGTAAAATATATGTACTAGCCAATTGTATTTAGGTATGTTTAGCTCCCGGTAAATCATCGTTTTACAGCATTAAATTTTCGTTCTATCTTTCTGCGCTGCTGTCTGGATAGATTTGTGTTATTCAAATTATTTACGACGGAAGCAACTTTATCATAATCCTTTTTTGGCATACTAGCCAGCACGTCCGAGGGGGACTCTCCCTTAAGGATACGAAATATGTAACCCCATCCGCTCATTAGATCATTTCCTCCCAAATTATAGGTGTTCCAGAACCGATCATATCTGCATAGAATCGGGTGAATACAATACCATCGTAAGCATCCGGATCATCACAGACATTTTTAATATACAGAGCTGCATATTGTTCATTTGGCACAGAAGAGCCTAAATAATCGGCCTTGCACATATTAGCCGCATATACATAATCGAAGCCTCCTTTTTTCTTTACTTCAACACTGTATTTTTTCAACAGTTCATCTACCTGCTCTTTCGTCCAAGGTGTGATTTTCACTTTCTTGCCATTACCGTCTTCTTTTTCCATCATGGATACAGCAAAATCACACATGGCCTTGCTAAAATGCCATCCGTATTGCGAAAGGTAAGCTTTCATTCCGGAAGGAAATTCGTCATACATATCTAGTCTCATATTATTGTCTATTTTAAATGAAGGGGAACACCGTCCCCCTTCTGATTAATAACGTCTACGTCTGCGGTACTCTCCCGCGTAACGACCGGTCCCTTTTACACCGCGTCTCTCTCCATAACCGTCACCACCTCCACGTGACCAATCACGACGAAATTCATCGTTATCATCGTCATCATCTTCCCTGAATCCCATGCCGCCATCCATAGCCTTTCTTTTGCCTTCTTTGCAGCCGAGTTTGTAGGCCTCTTCCATAGCTTCCATCAAATCTTCGTCCTCATAGGCGTCAAATTCTCTGTAAAGCTCTTCTAGTTTTCTTGATCCCATATTACGTTGTTGCTTTTTTATTGTTAGTACTCTGTTTTTCAAGAAGAAGAGACTTAAGTTCTTCGAATCCGCCACCAAACATCTTCTTCATTTCCGCAATTTCATTTTCAAGACTTTGAATCTTACTTTCCTGTTCTTTTTCCTTTTTAAATTGTGGATTAAGCTGGTTAAGCATCAATTCGCAATTGTCAATGATTGACTTATGAGTCTCTATGCTCGCCAATATCTGTTGACTGTTTTGCAGCATGGCACTAATCTCCTGATTGATCATCGTTTGATCACAGGATAACACCAATTTTTCACCATTTTCCGGTTTATAATCAGCGATAGACTTGTCTGCTGGGACAGATGACAACTTAACCGTATCATCTCCAACCTTGACTGATATGTCAATGATCATTTCAGGCTGCATAGCCGGATATCCATTTACCATATTCTGAGGCTTCGGACGTAAATTGGTTACTCCTATCACGCTTCCTATTTCGCAAAATGGTTTATCTGTTTTATGCAAGATAAAATACTGATTGCCTTCTCTTAGTTCTTTGAATGTCATTTTCTTCTTGATTTAAAAGAGAGCCGGAGTTACCCGGACTCTCATCATTTACTTTTTACCGCGCTTGTTTCTGCCGGAGTATTACCACCCTGGTCAGCCGGAGTAGGATTGTTTGATGATTTTACACCTAACAGACGGAATATTCCCTGTGGTTTATTAAACCAAACAATATGCTCTGTGTAACCACCTACCACTGGTGATCCGCTACCCGTATCTACCGGAACGTTTACATCACTACCTATAACCTGGACATTATGATGGTCGACTACCGGAATCCGATTGGTGCCGATTTGAGTATCTTGTGACGGAACAGTGGTCGCATATCCATTGGGGATAACCACATTAACCGGATAAGTAGCCTCAGTAGTCGTAACAGGATGTCTTACCCGCCAGATTAGCACCCCAATCTCCGGAAGTGCACACCATTCGAACGGATTAAGCCCGAAATCAATCTGCGACTCTTCGCCTGTAGGTGTAGTAACAACCTTTCCTGTTGTTGATAAGACATAGATTCCATTCACGTCAACCCTGGGGACGCAAGTTCTTACATTAAATCTTGCTGTCATATTATCCCCTCCTTACACTAAGCCGTTATAAGCGCAACCACATCCTTCGCGAGTAACCTGTACCTGCATTGGATTGCAACAGTTCGGATTCGGAACGAAATAAGCCGGGATAGGGCACGGAGACTTAAGCTGAGCCACAATGTTTGCAGTCTGAGCAGCCTGTGAAATACCCAATTCCAATGCAGATTTTTCCTGACGCAAAGTATCAATCTTGCTCTGCATTTCGCGCATTTCAAGCTGACAGAATTTGTCATTGATAATTTGAGTCTGAGCATCAATCTTGGCTCCTAAGATGTTGAACTGTGTGTTAGAGTTGCCCGTCAAAGTATTAGTTTGATTAACAATAGCTAACTGATTTTCGTAACCCTGTGTGGTGATAGCGTTACGGACATCGCAGCAACATGAAGCAATCTGACTCAACAACTGATTGTTACCGGACTGAATGGCATTGATGATCTGCTGAGAAGACAAACCAACCTGGTTACCCACGTTCTGAATCTGACCCTGAATCTGACAGATAGCATTTTGCAACTGTTGAGTAGAACAGTTCAGCGAGCTTGACAACTGACCTATAGCCTGTCCATTGCCTTGAATTGCATTCATAAGAAGTTCACGACCGGCGTCGTTGTTAAGTTCAGCAGGTAAACCGCCGCCGTTACGGTTATTGCCAAAGCCGTTACCATTGCCCCAACCGCCAAAGACGAAGAAAAGCAGAATGATCCAGATCCACCAACAACCACCGCCACCCCAAGCATCTTGATTGCCTTTGTTGTTCATCAAAGCTGCAACTAGATTAGGGTCTAACGATTTTCCGCCACCTCCCATTAGACTAGGAAGAAACGCCATGATGTCAAATTTGCTTCCACCGGAATTTCCACCTTCAGGAGTACCGATAAAATAATTTCTATCCATTTTGTATATCTTTTTTGTTGTAGCAGGAAATATTCCTTACCGACACAAAACTACGGATACACATCTAGTCTATAAATCAATGATTTCCTTGTGATTTCTTTATATTTTCGTATTGTATTCTCAACATTTTCCCACGTTGTATTCGGTCGGAAAAACCGGATAAAATATAGTTTATAGAACGTTTAGTCTTGTTGGTCTGCAAAGCTATTTGAGAAGGATAAAAACCACGTTCGTAAAGAAGATGAACAAGCAAGTAACGAGCGTCGACAATTTCGGCTTCCTTACTATTTGAAAGGATTTCGTTAGTTGATATCTCTGTTTCTTTTGAAACAATTCTTAATATTTCGGCAAAGATTTCTGATTTACACATAAAATTTGAATTTTAATTTTACCTTTGCCCTTGCTACATAAAACATACTATACAATGCAACAAAAGCGTAACCATTCGTGTTGAAGACATTAGAGTCCCCAACGTGCGAGTGGTTACGCTTGTGTATCAGTTTTATGTAGCAGTTAAACGGATACGTTGGGGGCTTTTATTTTACCTCTGAAGCCCCAGAAAAGAGGTGCTTATGAACAAAAAGCTATTTCTTTAGTTTATATATCATTCTGCCAAGTTCAATCAGGATTATTGCGATCACAATACTTATAGCCCATCCGCCCAAATCAACCTTCACTCGTTGCCAGACAGTCAATCTTTTTTCTATTTCTATTGGATACGGTTCCCGGATAGTGTCAGTACGGTTTATATACACCGTGTCTATTCTGTCCTTGTACTTGTAGATGTAACTATACCTGTATTCAGTAACACTGTCGCCCTTATATATAGTAGAAATTGAATCATGTACAAATACGCTATCAATCCTAACAGAGTTAAGATACACGCTGTCAGTCCTTACCGTTTCTACAGGTATATACTTAACTCTAATGCCGCAAGAAGGCATTGTGACAATAAGAACTGTTAATATGATATATCGGATTTTCATTGCTTAATGATGATCTGCTTTCTCTGTTCTCCCTCTAATTTCAATGACACATGCAAGAAATTCTTGTGCCGATAGAGAATAGCTTGATCGAATGGCAAACCAGAATCTTCCAATACTTCCAGCAAATCGCCAGCTTTCCCTTCAATATGTAGATCTGCAGCTTCTCCTTTAACATGCTGGCTGGTTGGTACACCACCCACCGCCTTATTCAATTCAGGGCAACGGTAACCGGAGTTAATCGATATTGATTTACCTATAGCTTCCCTCAATGGCTGAAGCAATTTTGCACAAAGATTTGTTATAGCAAGCTTCTCTCTTGATCCTGGTTCATTCTTGATGCCTTTAGCGATAGCCGTATCGCTATGTACAAACTCTTCTAATGTAAAGTTTTTTGTAATGTTCATTTCTCTTTCTCCTTTTCTTTAGCCGTAATTATAGCTTCCGTAAAAGCTTCTTTCAATACATGACATATATCTTTGGTTAATACATTTCCCGCTAATGCAGCCACTTTTTCTGCTTGCCTACGTTGTTTTGCGTCCGCCTTTTCCCATATGGATCTAATCTCTGTGATAAGGATAAATACTGTAATCAAAGATGTTATAACCGGTATGTTTGTCAAAAAAGAGAAATGGATAAATTCCCAAAATTTACAGACATAGCAGACTGCGTCAATACTCCATGCAATGCAGACACTCCCGGCATACAGGATAAATTTACTTACCGTCCGGCGCATCCCGTAAGAATTACGGTCTTCTCCTCGTAGTTTTGCTTTATAATAGCCTGATGCGAAATCCCAACTCATCGCAAAAAGGACAAGCACCAGCTCAAATATGGAGATGATAAGCATCCCCCTCATTTCCCAAATCATTTTTATTACCTCCATTTTATAGTCGATCCTTTTGTTATTAATTAATTATGAATGAATAATATGATTAATATAGGCATTGATATTTCGTGCTATTCAATGTCTTTTTCTTCTGTATTGATAAGAGGTTCGTCTGCAATCTTTGAGTATGTTTCTAGGGTAAAGTCCGAAAAACGGCCATCTCTATCTAAGAAATCTACTTTCTCTTTTAAGTACTTTAATTCCTCCTCTGTAATTGAAAAAAACTTTTCTTTTCGATAATCAATGTTATCATTAGGCTTAAATGATAATTCATATTGATCATGTCCCATATTTGTAACAACCACGACCTCTGATTCTTCTAAAGAGAGCTTGATCTTGTTCTCTATTGATTTTTTCAACTCAATACCTCTCCGACTATCATATGGAGGCAAGATACCTTTTAAAATAAGTACTCTGTCTTTAATTGTTAAGTTCATAGCTTTATTTTTATCTGTTATATTATTATTTATTTAATGATTAATATTTAATGCATAATACACCTGAGCATAATAAAGCAACATAATAGAATCACCTCTAGCCATATCTATATTACCATATATAGTTGAGTTGGTATCGTTTATAATATTTCCGTCTTGATCTCTTATGGTCGTTTGAGTTCCCAATGTTCTTAAATTTATTCTGCTTGTACCAATAGCTAATATATTTAGTATAAATGATGTCTTTGAGTAGTCGCCAGTTATATCTCCGTCATATCTAGGGAGGTATACAGACATATAGTTACCTGAATCATTATTAATTATGAAAGTATCATAATAGTTAAACCAAATCTGAATAGAATCGCTTCCTGCTCCTTCTGAAAATTTAAGATATTTTGCTCTCTCCATATTAGAGAATCCACCTCGCATAGAAAGATTTCCTGTAAGAACAAGCGCTTGATTATAAAGAGCGTTTTTAACACTTATCACAACTCCGTAGTTAGTGTCTTTTGGATTGTTTTCGGTGTTCTCGAATCTCCCAAGACTGCTTAATCCCATAGTAGATGGCAATACATTTAAGCCAATACCAGCCCATTTTCTTGTATCTGAAAACCCTACAAAAGCACTAGTACCCTGTGAATAAAGGAAGAATTTAGCTGTACTACTTAACTTGTCATTAAACTCATAGCTATTATCAGAAAACAACCCTCCGTTTTCCATGCGCAGTCCACCTATAAAAGCATTACCGTTTTGATATACCCGAAACGGGGCATTCGCTGGAGTTGCACCTCCCGCCCAAAAACGAACTGACGTATCAGTTGTTCCTTCTCCGGTGATCCCTGCTTGTTGATTTTGCAATTTAATAGACTTTCTTGCCATAACATCGCCGTTTGCGCTGACTTGGAATGTAGCATCATTGGCGTTCGTCCCACCTGACCAAATCCTAATATCACCACTTCCAGTCATACCAGCAGAACCACCAAAAGTCATAAAACCAGCTGCAGAAATCACCCCTCTGTCAATTGAAGCCTGAGTATTTCCATCGGCTGAGGATAGTTGCCAGTCTGATGAAATATAACTGCCTGATTTCCTACTTTGTACGCATATACGCATACTTCCCGATCCATTATATTCAATCCATTGATCACCCGCATCATATGGTGGATAAGGAGTCCGAAGGAATACTCGCCGTTTACCATCTGCAGTATCTTGGGCGGTACTTGCTGCTTCTGCTGCTGCTATAGCGTCAGCGTCATAAATACGCTCCCATGTATTCGAAGATGGACCAACATAACGCTGTAATATTTTGCTATTAGTATTATACCAAAGATCGCCAACATGGGTTGGTTCTTCTCCGGAAGCCCAGCTATTCCAAGGATTAGAGGATTGATAATATGTTTCTATTTTACCATCAATCTGATTTTGCAAATTATCTTTTACGGCGTTTAACATGTCGGTAGTACCATAAATGCTTAAATCAGGTTTATCCTTGATGTTATTATAACCAGAAGTTCCAGAGTCAAACATAATTTTACCACCAATCACCCCATCTACAAGGTTGAAATATGTTTGACCGTCAGAACTAGCAATCACGCTAGTCGTAATACTTCCAGGCAACACTTCTGTAAATCCATAGACATTCCGATAGCTTCTTTCTCCCTCATATTCGCTTGATAAAGTACCAACCAGAAAATAGTAATATCCGTCTCCCGGGTCCATCTTATAGGCAGTCTTGCTCAAAAGAAATGATCCAGTTGTCCCCGTCTTTGAACATTTCGCATAGAAATACATCGCAGCCGTTTCGTCTAATGAAGGGGAAGTATATGACGACATATCCCAAAATTTATAGTCCGAAGGCTTATGTGTTGGAGATATCTTGTCAATCCCCAAGGTCATGTGTTGGAGTATAGCAGCCGGAGCCGTAAAGACTTTCGTCTTCTGGTTGTAATCAAAATTAGGTATCGTTTCAACCGGATTTGTTTTATTGTTTACAAAGCGAAATTGAAGACTTTCCGAGCCTACCTGTAAAGACATTGTCTGGATATAAATAGGGTTGATAGCTTCAGAAAAACCGTCAATGGCGGCCTCTAGCATCTTGCCGGTTTCCTCTAGGTCCCTAAACCTCCTTTTCGTTAAGGATATCGAACCTTTATACCTATTTTCATCGACAACTTCATTTGAGTCAATCTTGCCCAAATCTGTAGTAATGGAACCTCCCACCGGCACATTAGACAGTTCAATAACAGGGGCGTGAGGCTTATTTATGTAATCCTTAACCGAAGTTATACGGATTAGTATTCCGTCTGGCTGAAATTGGGTATCCGAAAACTGAATATATCCACCCGGTACTATTTTGCCCCCTATTTCCAGCCATTTGTTTTTAGCCCATATGGGGTCTAGCTCACCTGTAAAGCTAAATTTCTCCTCTTCGTTCTCATAAAAGTACCTAACAGCCTCTTTAAACATCTCCCATGACGCTCCAGTCTGAGTTGCATCATCTTGGATATATGCCTGTGGTAACTTGATGTTAAAGATTGCATATTTATCTCCGATCGCTGGCTTTAAATTTTCGTTTGGAAGAGTAACACCATCTTCTTCTAGCGGGACAAGTTCGAAAGTCCGTGTTGCATGATCATAGCCAGTCAGATCGGTGTCTGTCTGGACAATATCAAACTCTCTTCCGGTCAATACGCCAGTCTGAAATATCATCGTAGCTTTTTCTCCTGCAATTCGGCAGTCACGATAATTTAGATCCGCCGGTATAGTCGAATCAACAATGTTGTAAAACGTAACAGGATTGCCAGCATCGTCTTTACCTTCTTCCGTAGTCACAGCGGTGACTTCGCCCACTCTGGAAGGATAAATATTTGAAGCGTCATAACTATCTTCATTATACTGAGACACTTCTTTATCCGCTCTGGTGATATACATACCATCCTTATCCGTCTTGTATTTACGTCCTTCGTATTCAAGCTCTTTGGATTTAGGTAATAATAGATATCGGCTATTATATGTTGCCAGATCGATATTCCTATCGCCACCCTGTACAAACAGCAGGTTTAGCGGTGATTTATCACCTTGGGTAGCTCTTCCTACTCCCGGTCTAAAACCATTTCCTTTACCATATGATAAAGCTAGAGGCTCAGTCTTAAACTTCTCGACCTTACGTAAATGGATAGTCTTACCGTCTATTTCCCATTCTGTGTTAAATTCTTGTGCTAGCCTCCCAAGTACATCGTAACAATACTCATGGTTAAACGATAAATATTTTTCCGTTGCTACAATACAATCTCCTACAGTCCACCCCGAATCTCTCAAATTAAGATTGTCCACAAGCAACTGAAGGAACATTTTGGGCTTGGCCGTTAGAGTAAACTTAAGCTGAAAGGGAATATCAGAAAGAGACTTGTATTTGTATCTCTTGAGTATCTCCTGATTACTGCCGAATGTTATTGTATACTCAAAATTTCTTGTCCCATGCTTTTTAAAATTATCCGGTCTCCATAAGGTATATCTTTGTCCTTGATACTCTATATATGATCCGACGGGAATAGTTGCATATTCTGGGAGACTAAGATTTAGAGTAACAGAGTTGTCCCCCATTATCGCCCGGTTTCTGACGCTGGAATCGTTAACCTGAACATCAAATAATACTTCGCCTGTTTTATCGTAGATAATCATATTTCGATATTTTACGATAAAATTATCCGATACTTCTGTTTGCAGGAAATATCGGATAAAGAGAAACGTAACAGTTACGCAAGTGTGACGATATTTTTTTTATTTGAACAAAACAGCCAGAAAAATAGCACTTATAGCCGCTATCTCTACCCAAAACATAGGTCTGCTTTGGTAAAATTTATACCAAAAGTTCCCTTCTTTTTCTTTTGCCATATACAAGGCTGTGTATCCGATATATCCCAGCCATACAACAAGCATATACCATGCGTTGAAAGCAACCCATAATTGCGATCCAACAACACACATAAGAGCTCCGGCAAGATGTATCTTTCCCTCGAACTCTTCCTTGAAATTAGGAGCCGCTCCAACCATAAACATACCTACGCATGCCAGAAAAGCAAGAAACTCTGTTCCCGGTTTACTTGCCTCTAATATAGAAGGCATAAGCAGCCCTGCTGTCAACCACATGGTAGCTAAAAACCAATACGGATGCTCTAATTTATAAAATGTTGCACTGATTGAATAAGGAACACCCTTAGCCTTACTACACACCGCTGTGGTGTATCCGGTAATAATCAATAATGAAATAATTTGTAGTATCATGTTTTTAATTTTAAGTTAGTCAATCCACTGGTCTCACGTATAAATCAACCAAATCCTTAAGTTTTGAATAAACAGGATCTATTGATCCCCTATAACAAAAATACTTCACACGAGCTCCATTGTCTAATTCTGTATAGTATTTGTCTTGCTCTAGTGCCATCCCCGAAGCGTATAACTTTGGATCAAACTCTGTTCCCTCATGATTTTCGTCCAAGCGTTCATATAATGCTGCGGTATCAATTGACGGAGGGTATATTTCTAGCACAGGATTAATAGGTTGTCTAACTTTCCACAGCCAATCATTGTACAACACACGATTACCTATTTCCAACTTACCACCGATAAAGTCTATCCATTCTGCATGTCCGTATTTATTCTTTACCGCTGTTGTATCATCCATAGTCATAGCAGAGATGGACATACGGCTAACTCTCAATACCTGTACTTCCGGATCATGTTGTTTTTTATAATCAATAGCCGATTGTAATTCTTCCGTTGTCCTGCGAATTACTTCCGGATATCCAGCAACTTCAATATTTTTAACTTCCTCTATTGTTGTTGTTTTTTCAATAGCCTTTAGTAAATTATCTGTCACAATATTGCAAGAATCATCATAGTCATACATTTCATTGATAGCCTCAATTATTATATCTGAAGGATAAGTTATATAATTAAATGTAATATTGTTTTTATGAGAACTTCTGTCCTTTATTTCCGCTCTACCATAACCATGCATATATATATCCTTACCATCAAGATAATAGTGGTGAATGTCCTGATCGAATACCTCTTGCTTCTTGTCTTCCTTTGCCACATACAGTAATTCTTCTGGTGTAGGTACAGGTTTAGGCATCAACTGTAATTTCAAAACTTCTTCAACAGATGCATCAGAGTTTGATTCCTTAAACATAATATTATCTTGACTTAGAATTACCCAATAGCCTTTAGCATAATCATCCCAGCCTTCTCCGATAGCATTACTGTCTTTATCTAACTTTTCATTAAAGCCCACATAAATTGTCTCTGCATCGCGATTTACATACCAATATCTATATTCATCGAAATTTATTGTATCCATATTAAATTTATTTATAATTACTTATACCCCATATATCTTAGTATAACAACACCACTACCACCATTGCCTCCACCGTATCCGATAGTAGTAACTGGATTTGTCCAGCCACCACCACCGCCACCGCCATATCCCGAACCAGGAAGACCGCCTCCATCACCTACACCAGCAACAGCATTTCCCAAGCCATAGCCATTACCACCATATCCTCTTCTTTGATAGACAGCTCCACCACCGCCTCCCCCAGATGTAGCTTGCATAGATGCAAATGGTTTTACCGAACTACCTCCTCCACTACCTCCAGAGCCGCGGTCTCCTGCTGTTCCACTTCCTCCTTCAGAACCTCCATCTCCACCATCGCATCCGCCACCACCGCATCCGCCATTTCCCCCATTTCCCCCATAGCCTCTACCACCATAGAGTCCACCAATACCACCAGTAGCACTATAGCCTAGCATAGACGTAGTACCGCCAGTTCCACCCTGGGATTCATTATTTCTACCAGCACCTCCGAGCCCAACTGTAACAGGTATCACTTGCCCTGGGGTAACAGACACAGAATAAACACTTTCCCCATATCCTCCGCCACCACCACCGCCAGCTCTAGCTCCACCGCCACCTCCGCCACAGAGATAAATATCTATACTATAGACACCTGACGGGACAGTCCAATTAGTAGATGATTTAATTTCTTCAATGATCTCTGTTAGCTTTTTTACAGATCCCATAAACCTTCTTCTGCTCATACACCCTCCTATTCTTGTTCTAGTTTAGCAATACGCCAAACAGCATTTATACATTTCAGGTTAAATTCAACACTTTTACCTGCAGGGCACGTATACGAACTACCACACATACTCATATACGATCCAGATGTAGGAATTGTAATGGTCCTAGCTGATGAACAATAAACATAAGCTGTTATAGTTCGCCCGTTATAAGCCGAACCCGTTGCACTTACAGACAATGAGGCGTTAGCTCTAAGTGTCACATAAATCTCCTCATAGTTTACATTCAAACCAGCAACAGTTGTTGCAGTTGTGTAATTATGTAATCTTCCAACTTTTTCAATTGTAGCTGAGTCAAATCCTGGTCCTGCCGGTCCTTGGGGCCCGGTTGCTCCTGTATCACCTTTTGGTCCCTGCGGGCCTGTTGCGCCTGTATCCCCCTTTTCACCCTTTGCCCCTTGGGGTCCTGTTGCTCCCGTATCTCCCTTGTCTCCTTTGGGTCCCTGCGGGCCGGTAGCTCCGGTTTCCCCCTTAAGTCCTTGTGGACCTTGTGTCCCCTGTGCCCCTGTATCACCTTTCACCCCTTGTGGACCCTGAATACCCTGCTCTCCTTTAGGTCCTTGGGGACCAGTATCACCCTTATCCCCTTTAGGTCCAACTAAATCTTCTAATTGATCAGGAGTAAACATATCATAGGTAAATGCGGCTCCCGTGTCTCCTTTGTCACCTTTATCTCCCTTTTCTCCTTTATCACCTTTAGGACCTTTTAATCCGGCTAATTGCTCTGCGGTAAAATCACTATAGACAAAAGGTTCACCTTTAGGTCCGATATCCCCCTTTTCTCCTTTAGGTCCGATTGGTCCTATATCTCCTGTATCGCCTTTATCTCCTTTATCGCCTTTAGGTAACACTAGATTCAGTTTATATTTAGGGTTACCATCGGCATCTGTTCCATCTTCTGACAAACTTGCCACAGGATCATCTCCTTTGGTTACAGTCCCTATCCCAAACTGCGGAGTTTTACCAGTAAAACCAATAGCCCCAGACATATCAACAAGAAATCTAAAGCCTGTTTCAGTCCGAATGTAAAGTTGAGCATTATCCGGGTCTTCAACATCATTGGTGTTTATTAAAACAAAATCTCCTTCTTTGATTTCCGGATTATCCAAATCCGCATTCATGTCTGGAATAGAAGGGTAAACCTTTTTAATAGAGAATGCATCTCCTTTAACAAAGATATCCGTCTTGTCGTAAGCTTTTGCTTCTTTGTTCCATCTGTATACATGGTAATCGGCTCCTATATAGGTCGGATGATCAGCTGTGTCTTGAGCATCGGCAGCGGCACCTTTAGCTGCCAATGCTTGCTTATCTGCTTCCTGGGCGGACTCTTCTGCCGTCTCTGCCGCAGTATTAGCTAATGTAGCAGCTTCGGTTGCAGCAGCAGTAGCTTCTTCTGCCGTATCAATTGCAATTTCTGTATTTGATATGGCCGTTTCAGCTCTTTGGGCAGCGGCATCTGCTGCAGAAGCTGCACTTTCTGCGTTTGAAGCCTGTGAATTTGCATTATCTGCGCTTGTATTGGCCGTCTCCGCTGCTTTACCTGCTAGTTCTGCTTTTTCTTCTGCTAGTTTAGCCGATTCATCCGCAGTGGCTGCCGAACGATTTGCCAAATCAGCCGCTGTTTCGGCTTTACTGGCTGCTTCACCAGCTAAAGCAGCCTTGCTGTTTGCCTGTTCTGCTGCTGTAACGGCTTCTGTTGTGGCATTATCTGCATTTGTAATTGCTTCGTCAACCCTACTGGCAGCCTTATTGGCATTATCTGCAGCAGTATTTGCTAATCCTGCTTTTTCGTTGGCTGTAGTAGCAGCGGAATTAGCACTTGCGGTGGCAGCATCTGCATTCGTGGTAGCTTTTTCGGCCGCTTCTTTTGCTTTATTCGTACTGGATATAACAACATTTGCTTCCTGTTCAATTTGAGCCATTTTATCAGTAACCTGTTTAGCTGCATCTGTAGCAGGCTGCTTGTTAAACGCAAGATAGTCCTCGTAGGTTTTTCCAGCGTTGCCAGGCTGTTTTATCCACAGTTCATAAGCGTTATCTCCTCTATTCCCCTTTAACAACTCCATCGACGCATGAGCACTCTCATTCGTCAATTTATCAAAGCCCAAAGCGTTAAAATTTGAGAGATTGGAGCTTGTCATAGCTTTTGTATCCGACGCTTTCTTTGGCGTCAATCGTTTATTCTCCCCCATATACGTTCATATCTATATAGTTTAAACCATCTTCTGTTATAATCAATGCGCCATCTTCTGCCGCCAATATATATTGTCTGCCTTCAATGCGGAATGAGATAAATCCAAGCGTAAGACTAAACTCTATCATTACATGATTCTTGGACGAACGAATCTTAAAGTTGCCGCTTTTCTTGTAGTAAACCGGATAAGTGATACCTGTAAATTCGACATACAACATCTTTTCTCCCGACTCTATCATTTTTGCAAAAAAGGCATTGTAGCAATTCCAAAAACTATCCATATTTGATGCAACAAACAGGCATTTCAAGGATACATCCATACTGTTAAACACAAGCGTTCCGGTATCATATATCTGACCATCTATGACGCTTATATCATTTCGTATTAAATTCTGCTTGACTACTGGAGATTTGGTTATTTCGTCCAATCCTCCATAGACTTCTACACCAAAGGAGTTAAAGTTTATATCATCAATGTAATATCCTGAGTCTTTAACCCATGTACCAGGCGAATAAGACACAGGAGTCAAAGGCTGATCCGGATGATCTATCGTAAACTTTAACCCAAATGCTCCAGCATCTTTTATGACTTTATTAGATGTCTGACTAGATAATCTAAAAGACCACTCCTTTCCATATTCCGAAACACTTATTGTGTGATAACCAGGTTCGCTGATTTTAGCTATCAAATCGTCTGGATTATCAGCAAAAAAAGTAAGAGAGACCTCTGTAGCCAGGAGATGTATGGTCTCTAAATCGACTTCTAGTCCATCCTCTTCCGGCCAATCATTTGATTCCGGCTCCTTAATGGCGGGAAAAGTAAATAATGAATCCAGCCCATCGGTTATATTTGCCCCATAAGCCGAAAAAATATCTATGCCATCTATGTATACGTCTCCTCTCATCGTTTTACGTATAAACCGTTTGTTCTCACATAACTAACATCTTCATTCATCCCCTTTGTATCGGATCTGATTGTCTTTAGGATTGCACCTATATCTTCCGTATTATCCGCAATCCTATTATTGATATTTTTTATATCACTGGACAATTCTTTTATTGCTTCTACATTCTTCCAACCATCGTAACTCTGTCGGGTAAGATCTTTGATACTACCTGCTATATCGTATGATGATGTTGTCATTTTATCCAAATAGATAAGGCCGGCGGTAGCCTTTCCATCCAATTTGTCACCAGTATCCTGGGAGATAGAAGCAATGCCTTTAGCCTGAGCGGAACGGGTAGCCTCATTATTGAATATATTCGCAATCTCCGGTAATTTCATAATATTGTCCATGAAAGCATTCCCTTCCTCGCCAATTCTCTTAATCCACTCCTGATAATAGTCCATCTTTCCGGGTTCAAATAAAGTACCGGCTTCCGCATCAGACTGAAAAGATTCGAGGAATGGCTGTAAAGCTTTTTCTAAGACTTTCGCCTCTAATGCTTGCAAAATTGCTTTCTTGAACACTTGTTTGGTAAAATCAGCGGCGTCCTGTATATCAAATTTACCATCTTCAAAAGCGCTCTTGATAGACTCTTTCAAGCTGTCAAAAGTCATACCGGAAAGATATTCCCTGAATGCTTCTGCTTGATCAACGAGCATCTGGTCTATTTCGGCTCCTTCTTCTTTAAGCTTCTGAAGTTCTTCGAATAATTCTTTCGCTTTTCCATCCAGCTTGTTAGACATGTACAACGCCTCTATCTCATCATAGGTTTTCCCCATAAGAGATTCATACTCGTTCCATGTCTTAGCCTTCCGGAACCAGGTTCCATGTTTATATCCTACGCCGGAAATATAACTTTCCTGCTGTAGCTGCTTCATTAGGGTATTAACCTGGGCATCAATAGTCTTCCTCTGCTTGTCAAGTTCAGCGGTAATACGGCTATTGTAAGATATTGATGTCTCACCAAGCTGTTGCTCCAGACGGGCACGTTCGCGAAGCAAGGCTTGATATTCCACTTCTCCTTTATGCACTTCATCGTAAAACTTCTGCTGCTCTGCCCGGGCCGCGGCATTCATTTCTTTGACCTTTTTACCTATCGAGAAAACAGAACCGATGGCGCCTAATGCCCCTGTAATAATACTTGCCGGTTTTGTAAAATCAATGCTGGCGATGCTTCCTAGTACGTTCGATAATCCGCTTAGTGCAGGTATATCAACCCCAATTTCCTGCAACATGCCGTCCAACGATCCAAACACTTGAGATAGTTGATCAGCCCCTTCTAGTGCGGATTTTAATGCTTTCGTCAAAGCTTTCTTCTTTTCTACGTCACTAGATGCTGCATCATACTCTTTTATGTATTTTACCAATTGGGCAAAAGGATTGACACCTATAACATATTCCTTTGCCTTATCTAATTGATCAGTAACGGCCTTTAAATTAATCGGATCAAGCTTTGCATTTTTCAATTGATCGCTAATTGTATCAATCAACTCATTGACTTTCTTTGTAGACAAAGATTCCATGTCGTTAAATAGAGTGGTCCAATCCTCACTATTCATGATCTCATCTACTTTAATCTTGCCTATAGATTTCTCCCGATCCTTCTCTAACTGTATGAGAGCAGCATCTATTTCTTTACCGTTCTGTTCCGTTCTTTGCTTTTCTAAAGCAGCTTTGTCCTTGTCAAACTCTTCCTCTGCTTTAATACGCTGAGTTGTGTAATTCTGATATTTTTTAAGGCTTGACTCTAAAAAGTTTTGTTCTTGTCTATCCCTCAAATCTTCGATAGACTTGAGCATTTTGGCAAGGGTTTCCAGTTCTTTTTGTGGCAACTGGGAAATAGATTTAATAGTTGGTTCAAATATCTTACCTTCCTTCTCCCAATTTGGATTAGCTGCTTTCCATGCTTTTTCTTCGGCATCTTTCTGTGCTTTTACAAGCTCATTACCAAACTTGGTGACTTCGGCTATTTGCCTCTGATAATTAAACTGGATTTGAGCAAGAGTCTTATCGGCTCCTTCTTCCATTGCGTTTATCTTGTTCTGCTCTATCTTCAGTTCAGCCTCGACTTCTTTTTCCGATATCTTTTTCTGAGCTTCTTCTGCTTCCCGTATTCTGTTGGCTACTTGAACTTTAAGTTTATTAGCCCTCTCTGCTTCTTTTTGAGCACGACTCTGTGATTTTTGATTTTCTTTTTCTTTTTTATCATACGAATCATAAACTTTTAATGCCTCTGTCGCTTCATTTATTGCTTTCCTTGCTTCTGTATAACGAACTATTACTTCTTTAGGAATACCTTCGGTTTTTCCAGCATCTAAAGCCTCTTTCTGTTTCCTTTCTATAGAATTTAAAACAGATTCGGCTTGTTTTTTCATTGTTTCAAAATGCTTCTTATTTTCTACAATTGCCTTATCCGCTTCTTTGTCAAGCAAAAATGGATTATATTGATTTTTAATCTTTTGTACAGTATTGTAATATTTATATATTTCTAATGAATATTTCTTCAATAAATCTCCAGCATCTGTTAACCCCAAAACATCTCTTACCCTATATTTGTCTCTAATTTGAGATATAGCATCAGATGCTGCTTTTATGGAGTTTTCTCCTTTCTTATACGACTCCTCTATTGACTCAGTTATTGAATTCATAACTTCCCCAATACCGGTGCCAGGTTTCATATAAAATGCCTCTTTTATTTTTTCACCAAGGCTGTCGTTTAATTCAACTTGCTTTCTTATTGTTGCTTCAGTAGCTTCATCTATGGCCTGAGATTGCATTTTGACCGCCAAATTCCTTTTTATTGATTCAGTTATATCATTATACGCTGTTTCAATGTCTTGTAAAGAGCTTTTTTCAGAAAGCAAATTAGGTAAATACTTCCCATACTCAGCATTTATTTTATTTATGGCTTCAGCTCTTCCTCTGGTACCATCTTCAGTCTTTTTTAATGCCTCAAAAAGAATTTGCACAGAAGTAGATTCTTTAATAACTTCTGCATTAAATTCTTGTAAACTTTTTGTAAGTTTTTTTTGAGCCTGATCTGCACCAAATAGTCCTGTAATCCAATCAGCTATATCCTTTCCATATATAGCAAGCAGAGAAACTGCTGCAACTAAAGCTGTTTGCCAAGAAATAAGAGACTTTGCAACCTGCCTCCAGACTGGTATTCCAGCTTTACCCTGAGCTTTTAAAAGCTCAAGTTCTTTTATTGCTCGAGATATCTCATCCGCTAAAATTGGTAAGTTATTAGATATAGCCAAAAAAAATGTATTTAACGAAACAGCCAATGAGGGAGTCTCTCTAATGACTTGTTGCATGGCATACTGCAGCCCATTATATCCACTCGCATAGTTACCTACATTTCGTTGATAATTACCAATAGAAGCGTCAAGTTGTTTTAATTTTTGGTCAAGAGCTTGAATCTCTGATAAAAGACTTTTTCCAAAAGACGAATTCCTAGACTCTTCAGATAATCTATTATATATAGTTCTCATTTGAGACAACTGCTGAGACATTCCTGTAATGGATGTTGTGGCAACTAAAAATTCTTTAGTTTGACTCTTGATAGTTCGCTCTAAATCAGAAAGAGTTTGTTTGTGCTCTTTTTCTTTTACAATCAATCTACTCATTTGAGTTGAAGCCTCCGAAGAACTCAGTATTTCATTTTTACGCTCTTCATTGACTTGCTTCATTTGGGCCTTTAATTGAGCAAGTGCATTAACTTCTTCTATTATTTTTTGAGCAATCTGATCGCGAGATCCCAATACACTGGTTATAACAGAGGACATGTCTTTATATATCCTTGTCTGCTCTGACAATCCTGACGTTTGTTTTCGGGTAATACTTTCTTGTTCTATCTGTTTGGTAGTTAACGATGCTATCTCATTTGCCATTTTTTTAATGGTTTCTTGAGCTTCTCTATATTCAGCCTCTAACTTTTCCATACCAGGATCAGTATCTTTCATAGAAGATATGATCTTTTTGAGATCTTCTATTTTCTTTATCGCTTTGTCTACTTCTTTGTAGTTAGCTTTAATTATAAACTCTATAGATGGCATGCTTGTAACTTTTTAGCCAAAGTTATCAAGGTCCTAGAGGGTGGTAAAATATTTCGGGAGGAGAAACGTAACAGTTTGAGTACTGTCACAAATTAATTTTGATGGAGGGTTTCAATGGTGTAGGGAAATAAAAAAAGCCGGAGGTTAGTCCGGCTTTTGCTCTTCTGTATTGTTTCTGCGAGGCGCTGTTCTCAATCAGATAGATAGTCCTGTGTAGGCGTTTTTATTATTTGTCTGTATCTATATATTCCAATAGAGACTTATACATCTGCCTAGATGGTTTATTATAGTCGTTTGCTGTTAGCATCTTAAAGCCATTTTTCTCATAAAAATGAATTGTTCGCTGAGTATTATCATTGATTGCGTCAACTGTAATAAACTGACAACCAGTTTTATTCTTCTTTATGAAACTTTGAACAAGCGAGTTTATCAAAAATGTTCCAATACCCTGATCTTGAAAATCTTTATCTACCGCTAAACGGCCTATTTTTGCAGCTGGATACATTTTCTGATTAAGAAACTTTTCCCAGAACTCAAAATCTATATTGACTTTGCATTCATCCATTTCTTCAGCAAAATCCTCCCTATCTACAATATTTAGCAAATCATTGGCCAAACTGTAATAAGCGATAATTCTGGTATCGGTCTCTAAAAGGAATGTTGTATATCTAAGGTACTTTAAGTATATTTTAGCATCATTAAGCAGAAAATCATTTAAATCGCAAACCCCACAATCAAAACTTTTAAATACATAATCCTGAGACAAGGGAGTAAGTTGTATTTTAAGATCGTTTAAAAGTCTCCATAAATCAATAGAATGCTCCATTTGATATAGATACTAGTAAATTATAACTACTTTCCATTTGCCTAATCTCCTTCTCTTTAGCTTTTTTTTCTTCAGTAGATAATTTACGTGTCATTGTATCAAATAAGTTTTTTCTAAAACTTTTAGCGTCTTCACCCTTTAAAATAGGCGTATTTTGTATAGGACGTGCCATTGTTGTAACTCCTTTTGAAATTATAGGTTATTAAGCTTCAAACATTTCAATATTATCAGTACAAAGTGATCTGACTGATAATTACGTAACAAAGATACGTATCATAAATGGCAAATGCAAGACTTTTTTAATTCATATTAAAACAAATTAAATGTAATTATAAATACACCCACTTTATGGATAATGTATTGTTAATTAAATACTTGTTTCATTCCCTCTCAACAAAAGCCCAGTCCCCCGGGCTATATCACATCTGGTACGAAACCTCGTAGGACTTGCTGGAGGAGGTGTATTTCCAAAGGGGAAAAGATAATTTAATCAACCTTTCCCATATAAGTCACTCTGTAATTATCTATATCTATGTTATAATAATACTTATTCAGGAGTTTATCCTGTTCTACCCCAGATATAGGATCACTTTCTCTTTTCTTCTCACTATACACATATTTGATATTCTTGCCATCAAGATAAGTAGTATCTACACTGTATACAATGTTTTCTTGTCCAAAATAATCCCCCTGGGGCTTCAATTCTTCTTTATCAAACTCTTTTATCAACTCCCAATTTTTAAGGTTGACGATCTTGTATGGTTTAAAATATTCATCATTGGATATAACAGGAGCTACAACTTCGTCCTCTAAAAAGATCATTATATCTTTGTTATAATAACTCCCAAAAAAAGACTCTTCATTGTTTCCCCACTCTGTAGTATAAAGTATTTTACCTAGATCGCCTACAACATAAAAAGTTTTTCCAATCTCTATATTACTTCGAATGATTAAGTATCTGCCATTTGAAGATTCCACATGATAATTAAAATTATTGTTGCTGCTAGGGGCATCAAACATATCTAACAGATTACATGTATTTACGTCTATAATAGATGTAAACTCCTTTAGATTTTCAGAACCTAAGTCTAACGAGTTTGAGCAAAAGCCTCTGACAAATAAATATCTATTATCTGTATACAAAAAAGAAGTTGAGTTGAAAAAAGAATACTTCCAAGGAGAAATAGGATTAAAGTCTGATGAACAAACCTCTTTCCCGTTCGCATCAAATTTGGAGATCCATGCCTTATGATTCCTTTCGCCAAGTATTATCCTGTGTTGATTCAAATCAATAAGTTTTCCAATTGAGTTAATATCCTCTCTCTGAGTTGGGTTAAGGTTATTATCATTCAAAAACTGCTCAACAATGCTTATACTAGGCTTATCTATTGGCATTTCCTTCTTTTCGTCTTCTGAACATGCGCAAAGTAACAAAGCCATCGTCGAGATGGCATACAATATCTTCTTCATTTTACTATAGGTTAAGTTTACAGTGCAAATATGTTGATTATTAAAAATAAAAGCCCGGGAAACCGGGCTGATATAAAATTTATTTACTTTCTGATTTTTCAAGTTCTATTTCTAAATAGGTGTTATCCCATTTACATGCTTTCTGAGTACCTAAGTCAATACCCCATGCAATAACATTTAGTAAGTTGATGCAAGCAATAGGGTTGAAGGTTGCATTTAACAATAAAGGTAACGGCTTAAATCCCTCCTTCTTTGCAACAAGCTCTTTAGAAGAAAGTTTCTTTCTGATTCTAACAGAGGTTTCTCCAGTCTCTCCAATTGTTGCAATTTTTTGACCATTGTCATAAATTCTTGTGTCCTTAGGGCCAACAAACGTAATTGATTGTGTAGATTTAGTAAACAATGTACAACAGCTTGACATTGAAATACATAATACTAGCGCGCATAAAATCTTTTTCATATAAATAATATTTAAAGTACTTTAACGATACAAAAGTACCTTGCTAGCTCAACATAGCCAAGAAAAAAATTAACAAAATGATAAAAAGTGCTGTAAAATATGTTTTTAGGCTTATTGAATAGATTTCAGCAAATTTTCTATGTCTTGACGTGATTTTATCTCGTAAATGACTCCTTTCGCCTTGATGAAGCCGGAAATTTCGCTTTCTCCTGGGGATTCGGTGAAAAGTTCCCAGACTTCTACATTAAGAGCATTAGCCACCTTTTCTAAGGTACCAACTGTTGGGTTGCCTTTTAAAGAAGCTCTTAATGCAATATCGGTGACACCTACTTTTTCAGCTAATTCCTTTTGCAATAGCCCCTTCTGTTTACATATATCTTTTATTCTTAACTCCATAATGTATAATATTTGTTTTTGTACGCCGCAAAGTTATTCATAAATATGACAAAAACAAATATTATATCATTTACCATCTATGTTAAATTATAGTTAAATATTATGTTTTACCATTCAAAAACAAATAATATATATTATGTTTGCAACACAAAACAAACAATATAGCATTTACAATTATGGCAACACAGAAATACAACAAAAGCGAAATCATGAAATCGGCTCATACATTATATAAGGAATGTAAGCAGTATGGTAGAACGTTCGGATCATGTTTGAAACAAGCATGGGCTTCGGCTAAGAACATGGTCCGCTTGGCTGAACAGAGAGCAGCTTTTCAAAAGCAGATGGAAGAAAGAAAGCATAATGTTGTATTGTCTCATGTTGGTATGAGTAGCTTGTATGCAAACCGGGCTTACTCCGGTGATTAATCAGATACTATAAACTATTTAATATATAATTCGTATGAAAACAAGAGCATTAAAAAATTTTGGTCACATTTCGGAAACTGTTACGTTTCTGAGGGTAAAAAATTGGGTTGGGTATTTGGTGCTTCATAATTTTGTGTTATGAGATTTGACGGTTACGTGGCTGTTACCGTAGTAAGACATTCGGGCTCTATCTGAGTAATCATTCAACAGCCACAATAGGATGATGAAAAGGTGGGGCCCTTCTTTTAGCAACAATTTATAAACACATAATTATGAAAACGAATCAGATTTTAGAGAGACCGATGGGAAACTTCAAGGTCTTGCAGAGAACAAGTGATGGATATTTCGACGGGAATGCGCTTTTGAGACAATGGAATAATACTCCAGGCAATGAACAAAGAAAAATGGATGAATTTTTAGAATCCAAGAGAACAATTGAATTTATTGATGCTTTGATCGAAGAAGAGAGAGAAAATGGTTTAGGGGAAAATTCCCCTAAAATTGATAATCAGGCATTTAAGAAATCAAAAGTAAAGACAGAAGGAAAGGCAGGTAGACCGCAACTACAAGTCTGGATGCATCCAATGTTGTTCATCAAATTTGCAATGTGGATAAATCCTCGATTTGAAGTAAAAGTCATTCGTTTCGTCTACGACCAACTTATCCAGTATCGTAATGATGCTGGGGATGCATACAGAGAAATGAACAGCGCTTTAAAGACAATCGTTCATCCAAATCTTTTGCAGGCTGCGATCAAGAATGTGGCCAGAGCATTAAACTACGTTGTTTATGGAGCCCATGAGACCGGCATGAGAAACAAGGTAGGAGAAGAATTGAAAGCGAGAGAATTATTGGAGTTGGAAAGAGATGTTGCCAAGTCTATTAAACGCGGCTTCATCAAGACTTACGACGAATGCATGAACTTTCTTAGAAGAGAGTATTATGAAAGAAATAAATTGCCAAAAGAACTTATGGCATAAAACATGTCTTCTATTAAATAAAAATCCGCATCGGTGACATAAGCCACCTTTGCGGATAATCAGAAAACTAATCATAATGCAAAGTTATGGAAAATACTGAATTAACAAACAACGGATTTTATTATTTTGACTACAAAGGAGCAATTTTTTATAATATGCTTGCTATAATGAAAAATATTTGTACTTTTGCGGTGCTACAGGTTGATGAACTAAATCATCTCGCGGGGCAAGCGATCAATTTGCTCAATTGTTTATTGGGCATTTTTTATGTCCAAATTTTAAGATATTGGCGGTTGCCTATACGTAAGTTAAGATTAGCCTTTCGGGGTGAAGTCCATCAACTTGTAGCAGCGTATATGGTGACCGCTTTTTTGTTACCTATTAAATAACTTAATGCTACAAGTTATGGCAAATGAATTAAACCAAATCTTCCAATATAACGGAAGTCCTATTTCTTTTCAGAAAGGAAATAGCGTTATGGTGAATGCCACAGAAATGGCAAAGCCGTTCGGAAAGCTTGCCAAAGATTGGCTTTCCAACAAATCCACTAAAGAGTTTTTGTCCACATTATCAGCCGTTAGGACAATTCCCCTAACGGACTTAGTAAAAATAATACAAGGTGGCAACTGCGAACAAGGCACATGGATGCACGAAGATGTAGCCCTAGAATTTGCTCGTTGGCTAAGTCCTGCTTTTGCTATATGGTGCAACGATCGCATCAAAGAACTCCTCACAACAGGCGTTACGACAGTATCCAACGACGATGAAGCCATCGCTTATGCTATGACCGTACTACAAAAGAGGCTGGAACAAGCAAAGGCCGAAAAGGAGTTACTAGCCAAACAGAATGCCAAGCTCCAACCAAAAGCCGACTTCGCAGATGCAGCATTCGCCACCAACGACAAAGTTGATATCGGTATGGCAGCTAAAATCCTAAAGCTGGGATTCGGACGTAATACCCTGTTCCAAAAGTTGAGACAGGCCGGTGTATTTTTCTCTAACCGGAACGAGCCCAAACAAAGATTTGTCAATGCCGGATACTTTGAAATGAAGGAGAAGTTTATCGAGCGAGATAATCACCCTGGATTTGTTGTAACAAAGACATTGGTCACTCAAAAAGGTCTAGCCTATATCAACCATCTGTTTGGAGGTAATCCCTCAGATGGTAAACTGGCTAAAATGGTCTAACAGTTAAATAGTCCTTTTATTACTAAGAGTACTAAACACAAGTAAACTTACTTTATATTAAATACGGATAAGTTATAAAACGGACATAAGTTATAAGTCTCAGAAGCATAGCATTGGTTACTAGACTATTAGACACAACAAAAGCTTTATTCAGGAAGAATATTGGCTGTAATCTTTCTGAATCAAGCATAAAATTCAATCTGTCAAAGGTAGTTTTCGATCTTCTTTTTCTAATAACAAATCAAATACTGATTTTGTTTTTAATTATAGTCAGAGAACCGGCGATATTTATTGAGCCTTACTTCGAAGTATACCATTGCTATTTTTCTGGGATTTAATAACCAAATAAAAGATTGTTATGAACATAAACTATAGTTGCTACACTGAAAACACAGCGTAGTATCCTTTAAACCCATTTTAAATACTAGCTGATATTCAGCCAATTGGAGGTGCGTTTAAATTCCGCACAGCCCATGTTATACACTAAAAGTAAATATTTTATGAAAAATATGATTAAAAATTTGGATATGTCGATGAATGTGTGCACTTTTGCAGTGCAACAGTTCCATAACATATTTAGGTTTGTGGATTTTTTATGTCCGCAAATAAGCTACTACTTAAGATATAAGCAGAGATTTCTCCGTACATATTCGCCCACAAGCCAATATGGAACTGTTGCAAGTTGGAGAAATTCTCTGCTTTCTTTATTTATTAACTTCTAATTTTCATTATTTATGCAACAGTTAAATGAAAATTACTCAAACAGCAATAGCATTGCTATGCTAGGTACGGCAAATCCCTCCGAAATGGGAAAAATCTTTTCTTACAATGGTAATAAAGTTACCATGCGCATGCAAGAAGGAGTTGTTTATGTAAATCTCACAGAATTTGCAAAACCGTTCCCTAGCAAAAATCTCACTCAAATTATTAACTCACAGGAAATCAAAGAGTATATAAGTGCTCTTTCCGAACTACAAAATTATAGTTCGGCTGATTTACTGATAGTTAGAAAAGGAGGAAATATCTCACATCAAGGGACATGGGCGCATCAAAAAGTAGCGTTACGTGTAGCTCAGAAACTAAGTCCTGAATTTGCAGTATGGGTTGATACAAAAATTGAAGAACTCCTTACTACAGGACATTGCTCAGTTCAACAACAGTACCAAATCCCCCAATCCTTCGGCGAAGCCTTAATGTTGGCCGCACAACAGCAGATACAGATCGAAGCACAACAAAAGCAGCTTATGCAGAAGGAGGAAGAGATAACCGAACTGAAAGCCGAGAATGTCGAACTACAAAAACAAAGCGAGTACACTCGTGTGATCCTTCAGAGCAAACAAACCGTCTTGGTTACACAAATAGCGCAGGATTACGGAATGAGTGCAAGAAAATTCAATTTGTTACTGCGTGACCTGGGAATACAACACAAAGTCCGTAACCAATGGATCTTATACGGAAAGTATTTGAACAAAGGATACGTTCATAGCACTACTCATAACTATACTCATACAAACGGTAGTCCAGACGTTAGCCTCAATACTGAATGGACGCAAAAAGGACGCTTGTTTTTGTATGAGGAGCTAAAAAAGCATAGTTTTCTTCCTCTAATCGAAAGAGAAATGACGAACTAACAGATTATATCACAACACATTATCTAGGTACGGAGTAATGACGTACAGCCATTGTTACACCTTTTTTTACAAACAATTAAACCTAAGTATTGCACATGGAAGCAAAAGAAATAAAGGTCAATTTAGACCTAATGAACGCATTAATCAAGATGCGTGAAGCTAGTATTATTTTCGAAGAACAGTTGAATGTTATTGGCGAACAAGCCGGCATTGATTACATAGAAGAAAGAGAAGAGTTTTCGGATGGACTCATCCATTGCATGAACGCAATTGGAAAGATGATCGGGGAAAGCGTTGTTAATGGCGTTTGCTGTTCGATACAAGGTAAAGCTGCTACATAAAAACCAAATAGCGAACTCTCGCACGATGGAGTCTTTCGTACCCAACGTGTCCGTTCAGATGCCCTCCGGTAATATGGCCGGAGGGTTTTGTTTTATAAAACTTTTCCAGGACGCATATTTTATATTTCAAAACTTATTTGTATATTTGTATCAAACAACAGAACAATGAGGATTGTATCACATAGAAAAATAAAAGACTTTTACGAAACAAGCGGATATGAAGATTCCCGCGTTGCTCTTGAACGCTGGTATGATATCGCAGAAAAAGCAGAATGGAAAAACCTGTCTGATATAAAGGTCGATTTTCCTTCTGTTGATTATGTGGGTAACCAGCATTATGTATTTAACATTCGAGGGAACAATTACAGGCTTATAGTAGTCGTAAAGTTTACTATTGGATATATTTATGTACGTTGGATCGGGACACATAAGGATTATGATAAAATTGATTGTTCAACCAAATAAGTGTAAACATGAATAAAGTGACGAAAGAACAATATAAATTTGCCTTGGCCAGAGTTGAAGAACTTTTGCCATTAGTCGATGATAATACGCCAGCAAACGATAAAAAGGCGGTGGAACTCACTGTTATGTCCGATATTGTGATAGCTTATGAAAAAGAACACCACCCTATCGAGAAGCCTACCGTATCGGAATTGATAGAACTATCTTTAGAAGAGAAAGGCATGACTCAAAGACAACTGGCAAGCGAGATAGGAGTAAGTCCATCAAGAGTTAACGATTATCTTTCCGGTCGATCGGAACCTACTTTAAAGATTGCTCGTTTGCTTTGTAGAGTGTTAAACATATCTCCAGCAGCAATGCTGGGATTTTAGTTGGTATATTATGATAGATGTCAGAGATTTAAGAATAGGAAATGTCGTTAATGACGATACGAATTTAGCCCAGGAAATTGGATGTAAGGTCGTGGGTATTGTCGAGTCTATTTCAGAAGAAAATATTGGACTTAAGTATTTAAGATCGGATGGTGATACTTTTTATGGGGAAGAACATCCAATAAATTTAAGTCCTATTCCTCTAACAGAAGAATTACTTTTGAAGTCTGGATTTAGTTATGACCCTGAATCAGCCTGTTGGAAAATATGCGGTTTGTTTATTCGTAAAGTAGAATCAGGATTTAGTATATTTATTGAATGTGAGGATGATTGGTATTCAAATTGTTATTTTAAAGACTTCGAGTATCTACATCAACTTCAAAACATCTATTTTGCTTTAACAGGAAAAGAGTTGATGGTGAACTTATAGCTCACCATCATTTCTTACCCCTTCTACGAGCCATCATGTCACCACCAGATGTTTTCTTTATCTTCTCTCCGTAACATATCCTTAGCTTATCCTTTTGCATCATAAGCAAGTTTTGATAAGGGATAACTTCATACACTTCCGTATATGATAAATGCAGATTTTCCATTATGCTGGCAATCTGACCGAACATTGTGTCGTTTCCTATTACCTGGGTTCCGCCGCCATCTTTGCTACGCTCTTCGCTAAGGCGGCACAATCGAAAAAATCGTCTACATGTATTAGGCTGACGACTTTGCCGAATGCTTCTTTTAATTCTTCCAGGGTCGATTCATTTAAGGATGATACAATTTCTTTAGACTTGTTTTCCCAATCATCTACGTTACCGGCAATAATAATAGCTAAAGCCTTTATTATGCGCTCCACATTGCCGGGGATAGAAAAAAGGGCGTCAATCCAATTGGCTTTATCCGGGACCTCAATCTTTGCAAGCGATTGTATTGCCCTTAAAAGCACTTTTATTACAGGAGGGTAAACAGTATGCCCCTCTCCCTTTAACACTATTGTAACAAACCTATCACCTGTCAGTGATTCTGCTACGATATTAGCTGCTTTGTTCATAATTTTAAATAGTTAGGGCGAGGATAAACCCCGCCCAATTGAAAACCTAAACCAACCTATTAAATACCAGATGAAGACTGAACTTCTTTGTCATAATACCAGTATTCTGTACTGATAGCTGTATTTTCCGGCTCCATTGCTGTCCCGACAACTGCCAATCCTGTTGCACCATCTGTTTCGGCCTCACGGGTAACAACAGCCCCTTTCGGAAATACCGCCCATACATCATCTTCCGTCAATGCCATTAAGCACTTGTGGATTTCTTCGTATGTTCTTGAGCGCTTCCACCCTATTGCTTCCCCTCCGGTTTTGGTAATGACTTCTCCGCCCATAAGATTCTTTTTGGTTTTGAAATCATATTCACCAATGGTGAAGTTCATTGTAACCTCTCCCAGCTCCGCAGACTGCCGGTAAGGTTTCTTTGTTAGCTGATTGTTGTATCGCGTAACCGATGCTTCCGATTCGTCCATTGACCAGGTGTCTTGATGCACATTGGTCACTTCTTCCGTCTCTGCATCTTCTAAAATTGATTTTAGCATAGCTGGAGTCAAATCTCCGGTAACCTTCGACGGATCTGCATATAACAATCGTTTGATACCTACTGCATTCATATTATCTCAGTTTAAAATTTGCTACTTTAAAAAATAATCTCACATTCACAAAATAAGAATCTGTTTCCGGATCTTCTTCTGTGCTTAATTCGTCTATGGTATAGGTTCCTTTATGACCTTCATATTCAAAATATCCCTTGAAAAACGCCTTTTCTGCAATCTTCTGAATCTCGTTCAGTCTTGCGCTATTGGGAGCCGGATAATTGACATTTGGATCATATGGGACAAAGATGTTGACATTAGCATAGCCTTTCGACCAGGGCGTATTAGTCATGCCAAGAACATTGACAACAATTCTTTCAGGGACATGTTTTTTCTTGTAAGTAGGATGCTTGTCTTTGTATGCCGGCATACCGGGAAAGACTGCTGTAGCCTTCTTATAGAGCATATCCTTTATGTCTTCAATTGTCATCATTTTATTTTTGCCCCTAACTTGTCAGCGGCTTGAATATAAGCCATTGACGATACATCAAATCTTCTTTTCTCCACGTAGGAGGCGTAAGGCATACCATTCACGAGAATAAGAGAGTCACCCGCTTTACTGGCATTTTGTATCGCCCGCAAAGCATATTTCTGAGCGTCTGTCTTACTAAATGTATTAGCAACCTTTTCCTCTATCACTTTACCATCATTAGTAATAGCATAAGCATTTGAGCTACGAAGATTTCCGGTCCTATTTTGATAAGAGCCTTTAGTAACCGCGACATTTAAATACAGGTCACCCGCTATACGCATATCGTTAGTTACCTCTTTTTTAAGCTGTGCCTTAGCTTTCTTAAGGTCCGAAAAATCATATTTAGTTTTTATACCTAAACCCATACCTCCGAATAGTTCAAAAAATTACATTTACCTGGCTTGATAACCTTTCCTTCTCCCCTAACGGAACCATCTTGCTCTAATGCCCTCACATAATCATCTTCGGATAATTTTATTTGACCCGCAATCACTATATGGTAATTATAAGTTACCATTTTACCATTGACCCCGATTTGCTTACCGGAACCATTGTCATCACATCGACACGGACCAATTGTTTCCCAGATATCACCGCCGGTTCCGGGAATGGTATTCCCTTTGTCATCCCGATCCGGTTCGATGTAAACCTTTTTTTCTAATATGTGAGGCGCAAAATACATTACCAATACATTGTAGCGTCAGAAATCCGACTTGATAAAACATCTTCTATTCCTAATTGCTTACACAACAACGAATAATAAGCCTTGATACCGTCTTTATCCCAAGATACGGAGAATCCATTTTCGTTCACCGAAGTTGGGCGAGCAAGCAATGAAGAAATAAATACAGCTATCGCCCTATTTACTTCATCCATATTCTCTTTTGTCACTTCGTCTTCAAGAGATACAGAACTGTTCAAGGTCATATCCAAAAGATCGGCCTCCGATAAATGCATACCGAAAGAACCGATCTTTTGAGTTATGTAATCAGATACCGTCATGATCAATCAAGTTCGGTATTAAGTGATCCAATACCGTTGATTTCAGTGATGACCGGCAAAGAATACGATTCTGCCTTAGTAAACTCTACACCATTGGAATTCTGTGTTTCGCCTACTCCCCACTGAGCAACACGAATACGTCCATAATTTGAGTATGTCACACCCGGCTCCGGCCTTAATTCGTTGTTTACATATGCATTCTTCACAACTCCTAGATTTCCGGCAGGTATAAATACCAGATTTTTGGAGTTCCAAGGATTATACGGCGTAAACGTTCCATTATTCTGGATCAAACATTGTCTTCTTACCGGCTCCAATACTGGCAACTCGTTTGTTCGCATGAATTCGTTGAACTCATTTAACAGCAGAGGAGTATTCTGTTTGTCTGTTCCGAAAATCACCTGCTTCATTTTCTTTGTACGTAAAATGTACGAAATTTTGGCAGGAGAAAGGAGAATACGATCAAATACAACTTTGTTCGAGAAAGCGTCTACCATCCCCTGAATATCTTCGAAAACATCGACATTAGTGATATTAGCGTCCGTCCATCCCAATGTAACTTTTGCTTTGTTTTCTTCCGGCATGTTATAATTGATAGTCGTTTTTACACCGCCTTCAGGGTTGTTTGTCTCATCCAATGTAGCAATACCTTCATTAGATAAAGCTCCCATGGCGATGATATCAAGTTTTGCCTGCACGCCTTGAACCGGAGTCCTGACATTTCCCCACATAAGTTCTGTAAGTTGACGTTTAGCGTCTTCTTCGGGAATAGAGCGACTGTCAAGAATCTGCAAAACCTTTCTGTAGTCTTCAATCGTCATAGGGAGTGTAATTGCATGATGCAACACTTTCTGGGCGATTGTTTCAAGACCGTGAGTCCCCAACACCGGCTCTTTTGATTTGTCATCAATAGTTGCAGCGGCAATAGTCACATTGTACTTGCCTTTGATTTCTTCAAAATTAAGTCCTACAGATGGAAAATCCCATGTAAAAAAGCGTTCGTAAAATACATTGTCAAACAATTGCTTATGAAGCCTTGACACTGCATCAAAACGAAGTTGAGTCTGTCGTGTTAACTCTTTGAAAAGAGAACTGTATTGAAATATTTCTGCCATATTTTTACTGTTTTACGTAAATAATATTAGGGTTGTTTTTTAAGCAGATACCTTGCATCCATGAGGCCGGTAAATCCGGTACATATCCTTTTAACACCGCTGCATCAAAAGCAACAGAGACCGTGTCCTGATCACCTCCTGACAATGGGTCAGTATCTTCCCCTACTACCATATTTGGGACATATTTAGCTTCTGCATCTGTAGTTCCGGTAGCCTCAATTAACATGTCCCCAGCAACTAATCCGGTGATTGCTTCAGAAAGAGTCAATACATCATAATCTTCATTTGATGTATCAACAGACGAAACATTAACCCCTGTTGTTTCTCCTTCTTTCATTACGACATCTCCAGCCTGAAACAAAGAGCCTTTATTCACTCGTGGTTTTGTTGTTGTACCACCGGAAACAACCTGAATATTTTTTGATACTGCTGCTGTAAGAGTACCAAAAACAACATGCAAAGGTGTTCCTTTCTTTATTACAGTCCCCTTGGGAAATGTTTGTAACAATTTGCAACCCCCAGGGAGAATTTTAGCTTCTCCCCTCCAAAATACCGGCATTTTCCCGGAATAAGTTTTACCTTCAAATTTAATGGCCATTTTACTTATTGTTTTAATGGTTAATTTGCATCAGGAAGAGCTCTGGCCCATTCTTCTGCTGACTCTTTTGCTTTATCGTCCAGAGTAGACAATACGCCTGATGTGTTACTACTCTCAAGCCCTGCGGTAACAATGTTTTGTTTAACACTAGCCAAATAAGACGTTATTGCAGCTTCATCCATTTCTGGAGTTATAGCAAATCCTTCTTTAGCTCTCCATTCCGGTATACCGAGTTCTTTTGCTTTAGAAGCGATCATATTAGCTCTTGCACCTTGCTGTTCCTTTGCTTTGTAAGCGTTTAGTTCTTCCTGGATAGGAGATAGCTTTGCCGCAATTGCTTCTTCAATCAACTTCTGTAAATCGGGTTCTGTCTTTGTCTGCTCGCCCCCAGCAGCAGTGCCCTCCTTCTTTTCTGCCTTCGTTTTATTAACAGCTTCTGTCACACGTTTGTCAATACCGCTTTGCAGCGAAGAGAGGAAAGGCTTTTGACCATCAATAACAGCCTGTAAATTGTCATCAGTTACAAGCCCTGTGTTAGCCAAAGCTTCGGCCTGTCCCTGTAAGATATCATCACTTAACCCAAAACTCGAATAAGTTTGTTTTAAGAGATTGAAAATTTTGTCTTTCATACTTTATACACTTTAGTTTAATTCTATAGCATAAAATTACAGGTAAGTAAATATGAGCGGAAATATTTGAACAAGAGAAACGTAACACTTTGAGAACTGTTACATTTTAATTAAAAAGGTAGTAAATTTTGCCGCATTTGACATCATTCGCTACCTTTACACATCCCATTAGGGGATTTCAACGATTAATGGTCCGGACTGTGAAGTTAGGGCCATTGCCATTATATAGGGAGTTCTTCATTTTTCCATTCTTTCGAATTCAGCAAATTATCAAGGATATCTCCCTCATACACCGGATATGGATAAACCGGACCCTGATATTCTTCTCCTGTTTCTGGTAGAGTCATGACCGATGGAAATAGTTTTTCATAATTGTCTACTTTCATAATCACCTCTGATCCGTCAATACTGTAACGAGGCGACAGATGGAAGTAATCCAATGCTTCTTGTGTAACTTCAGCTAGTATTTCTGCTGGTAATACAATATATTTCATGTTACTTCTCTTTTAGGGTTTGTAAATAGTTATATGCTTTGATACACTGGTCTTTAGTTAGGACTTTGCCATTGTAGATAGATAAGTTTTTGAATGCTATTTTGGTGTAACTATTACCAGATGCCCCAATAATAAGAGGGTTTGTGCTGCTAACTACCGTTTGTCCATTCGTATTTGTTTTTATTTCCTCCCAATCATTCAAATAAACTCGTCCATCTGAACTTATTCCTTTAAGAGATTTAGTATTAAGATCAACTTCACCTATGGTTCTGTTTATAAGTATTACTAATCCAGACTGTCTGTTGTATATAAAAAGACTGTCTCCCTTCATAATACCTGCATTAACATTCTTATCATCAAGCAATACCCAGTCACCTATAATAGTCCAATCCTTACCCAACTCAAAATTATTACTTACAATCCTATCATCCACTCCATCGGTAACCAAGTATCCTTCATAGTCGGGGATTTGTTCGATGGTTATATTGCAATAATCTTGAATTTTGGTAAAATTAAACCCATAATAATTCCCTTTGGCAGGAAATTCAAATTCAGGCAAATCGTATATTCCATCTGATGATATAAGGAAATCATTAGCAACATCATCAATAAAATATCTGTAGTTAACAGACTGTCCATCTGTTAAACCTACAACACGAACTTTAGTAGAAGTCACGGTAAAAGCAACTTCTTCTTGTTTAGACAGGTAATATAATTGTATTGAAGTAGATTTAACCTTTGTAACGTTAAACGACGAATTTGTTTTTGTTGCTTCAATCCTACTGGGTGTCGCTATCACCCATCGTTCTTTGTTGAAGTTCTGCTGGTACAATCCATACCCACTTTCTCCTGCAAACGCAATATTACTCAACACCAAATCATTCCCATTGCCAGTAAGGTTCTTAACTGTGGCACGGTCTTCATCATCATTGGTTTCACCTGTTACAGTCCATGCCTCGTCAAAGGATGCTGGGTCAAAAGTTTCTTCTCCTCCTGTACCTTTTCCGCTAGGCATGCCTAGTTTAATCTCGGAGAGGTTTATCCCTCCGAGATTAATGCCCGATAAATTTATATGACTTAGGATTATCATTGCAGGATCTGAATTGATAATGGTTCTGCTGTTGTAATTATTCTTACTTTCAGCCCGGCTTTGCCTCCGCTGATAACATCAACCACATTTTTGACTCCTCTGTGATTAAAGGCTGCAATTTGCCATGTTGCACCATCAAGACTAATCTCAACAAGGACATCACTGTCATCTTTTGTTGTCACTTGCAAGCCTGCATTATCAGATGTCATCTCAAAAGCCTCACTTACATACTTGTCTTCCTGCTTTGTACTATTTAATATTGTTGCTGCCATAAAATATATAATTAATGATTGTTGTTATATATAAATACCAGATATACCACTTTTTAAGCGTTATTTTCACCTCTATTCGCCCTTTGATTGCCTTGTCCTGCACTTGTGTTATTTTGACCGGACTGATTATCTTCTTTATTGCTTTCATTGTTATTTTGATTTTGTTGTTTCTCTTCCAATATTTTCTTAATTTCTTCAGTGGGCTTATCAGTGATACCCAGCATCTTTATAGCAGTTTCAAGGGATACTATACCATCATTATATAATTTACCGATTGCAGTCCATTTTTTATCTATGTCCTCCTGAAACGGCTCAGAAAACTCGAAATCTATCTGTAGTACTTCTAGTTTTGCCTTAAGTTCAATATGAGTAACATTTTTCATAATTGCTAAAATCAGGTTTTTCTCCCTATCAACTGCAATCTCATATATTTCTTTACGATTATCCCGCTTCATATAGGAAGGAGCCATAGCGCGTTTCAAAGCCTCGCCGGTTAAAGTCCCCAAACCTTTCGTGTTTTCCGGAGAAAAGTTAAATGTAAAGGTGTCATTCAAAATAGACTCTTTCAATACTTCTTTCTCAAACTTTTTAAGTTCAACCGAATCAGGAGGAGTTACATATTCAAACATGCTATCAGGGCCAAAACATCTAATAACCTCGCCTACGTTATCTGGGTCAGTAAGAGACTCCAGTACATCGGCCGACACCTTTGCCTTTGGATCAGCAAAATAATTAACAGTGTCAGCAGATTTAGAATCAATATACTCGTCTCTTTTTATACGTGGTTGTGCCCCTTCCCACTCTTTTTCTTGCTGATAATATATTATATTAATCTTACCGGATGGATTGACAATAGTCGTCACTTCCCATCCTTTATTATTTTTTTTGCATCTATAGATAAATTGCGACGTCTGTATATCAAAATGCTCAACAGTATTCAGCCCCTCCTTAAGGTAATAGCCATAACCAAAGGCCAGCAGTGTTCCATACTGGTCAAACATTGGTCTCAAGGTGTATCCTAAAGACTTAGCCAACAAAACAACTTTTACCTCCGGTTTATTTGTCTCTTCATTTCGGTATATATGATACAGTTTCGCACATTCCGTTTCGGCCCCCGCTATTCTTTTTGCTTGACGCATTGTTGTATTAAAGCGGGTATCTTTTAAAAACTGAGTAAAAGCATCAAACGCTTCATTTTTAACATTAGGGTCATTTTTACTCCATCTAATAGGTTGGCCTAATAAATAAAATAAAGCTACCTCATTAATATAAGCCTGCCATCTTCGTGGTAGTTTCTCTGTTTTATATGGTTCCCTACCCTTTCGTAGCTTATTAGGACGACTCCTAATCTCATGGAGATTAGGATCATATTCTTGTATCGCTTCTAATACTTCCAGGTCCCTATTTTGAAACATTTCCATAGCCTGACTTATATCCTTATCCTGGATAAGCGTAACCAAGTCTTTAGTTACTTCAGAGTTGTTCATTGACTGCCCTCTAAATATATCAACTATATAGTTTAATATTGATCCCATATCTTTTTTATTGTTAGTATATACCTAAATCCTCTTTACTATATTGTTTTGATGTTAGGACCTTACCTAACAGCTTGCCTATCGTATAATATCTTGTACCATCAATTAGGTGGTTATAAGCATCAATAGGCTGATTTATAAACTTGCCATCTTTGTTCTGCTCATAAACATAGTTTTTTAACTCCCTGATGTAATTAACAGATCGCTTTGTTACACACAATTTATACTCCATCATCTTAAATAATCCTCCCATGACAGAGCCTTTATATTTGTCGGCCGGAAAGATGATGATCCCCGCATTAGCAATCTCCTGTATTAACCGAGGGTCGGCACTATCTGCGTAAACAAACAGCCCCAACTTTTTTAACTCTTTAATTATCTCGCTTGTTAGCATGTGAGTGCGATAGCATTGTTCGTCTAAATATAGCCTACCATCAAGTATTCCGCATTTGACGATAGCCGTAGGGTCAGAACTGTATCCAAAATCCAGACCGGCAGCAACCTGCTTTGCATTTGCAGGAAATTCATCAATAATCTCAAATTCCGGGAAAACTAAACCTTCGGCCATAGCTTGCAAGCCTAAACCATAAACAGTCCACAATACTTTATTCTTATGTTCAAGAGATTCTATCTCGTCTATGATCGTTTGTTCAAGAAAAGGATTATCCTTGTATGTTGAGATAAAATGATAAGTACGATAATCTTTATTCAATTCACACAACCAATGTTCGTCTGAAAAAGAGGGATTATAGTCTACTATAGAAAAATCGGTAGTACGCATAATGAGTTGCTGCCATTCCAAAAACGAAATTTCGTTTGCCTCGTTACAGTATAGGATATTGCGTTTACGACCTCTGATCTTTTGCTCATCATCTGTTGAGAAAAACTCAACAAACGAACCGTTCGGGAATGTGTAAACCATTTCAGACTTATTCATACAGCGATTGTCCCATATCTTGAACTTATCCTGCATGATCTCTTTAAAATCACGGAACACAGAACCTTTTAACGCAGGTAAAGTCTTTCTGACGATAGACAAGGATTTTTTATTCGCTAAGATGTAAGACAAAAGATAAATAAGGATGTTATATGTCTTGCTACTCCTGGAGCTCCCCTGTGCAGAAACGATCTTATAGCCGGACTGGACGGCATTATCGACAGTAGTAAATATTTTAGTCGTCTGGATTATCGGCATGAGCTACATCCTCCCTTTTATCAATAACCTGTATTACATAATGAGTTTCTTCCTCCTGCTTTACTTCTTGTTTTACTGGAGCATCCCATCCCATCATTTTAGACAACCGGTCTAAAGCGTCTATCTTAGAGTACATCTTAACCTCAAATCCTTTCTCTGTACTTTTTACTGATTGTATAGCTAGCTGGAAATGAATAGGTAATTTCGAAAGATCCTTTATTAAAAATATACGATAATTCTCCGTCCGTTTAATCTCTAACATATCGACAACATTAGCACGAGCTATATTTGTCAGTATATTAACTGCTTCATCTTTATTTAAATCAGAACGCGACTGAAGAGCAGCCTGAAGTTCTTTGACCCTTACCGAAACCTTACCGCTGTTAAGAAGTTCGCAAGCCTTAATGTTTATTGTTTCACTTTTCATCTTATCACAAGAGTATGCACGCCTGTAAGCCTCAGATGCGTTACCACATTCAAGGTAATAGTTGCAAAACTTTTCTTGTTTGATAGTGAGAGCCATACAAAATCTTTTCATCAAAGTTAAGCATGCCTCTTATGATGACATGCATAACTTCAAATCGAAAACGTAACAGTTTGGTTTCTGTCACATTTTTCTTTTACAGATAACCATCGGATTGAAGTTTACCCTCCATTAAAGCAATTTTATTGTCAACATCAAGTCTAAAATCCCTATAATGCTGATAAGAAAAAATCAAATCTGAACATATCCTGGACACAGCCGAAGGAGCATTCAGCTTTAATGCATGAGCAAGTCCATCCCTTACCCCTCTGTTTAAACATCCTCCTGCCAACGTAGACGGAGAATAAAGAAGGACAATGATAAAGACAAACTTCTTTCTTTGTATAGCTCCCAGCTTCCGGGTGTTTCCCATGCCAAAAGCATCGATAAAATAATTGTGTAAATAGGGAATTAATGATAGGTCTGATAGTTTTGGTTTTACGAGTTCTGACTCCCGAACCGATAAATTAGATATCTGTTCGCGGATAGACATTAGTTCAAATATTTCAGAGACCATATTGTGTAACTTGTTTGGTTACGATCATGTAGCACAAATGTACTATTATTTTTCTTATTTACAAAATACTCAAACCTGGAAAGATTTAGCTGCTTACAGATATGCTAAATAACATATAAAATAATTGACAAAACATTTGCGTATATCACAAATCTGTGATATATTTGCATTGTAATAATTAATCAAGATGTGGCGGCAACACAATAAATGCGGCAGAAAATTATGAAAGCAATAGCAGTTAAGAACACATTCAATGCAAAAGAAAGTCTGAAAAATCAAGGTTTTGTTTATGATCCTTCAACAAAAACATGGTCTAAGGACTTCGCTTCTCAAGCTGAATTCGACGAATTTTACTCAAATTTTACAAGTGCCTCCTATTCAGGAAGAAGACAATCTAAATTTAATTCTGCGGTAGTTTTTGAATTTGTTGAAAACGAACCGGAAGTTTCCGAATCGGTGAAAGTAGACTCTAACACATCTGATTCAGAAACAATCGTAATTCCATCGGAGGAAGAAGTTGTAAAAATGATTAAGGCTGGTGAGATCAAAGATTTTCACTTTTCTTTAGGTCGTTACAAAACAGTACTAGATGGTTATGTCATGTATATGGAAGAGGGTGGCAATACCATAAATATTAGAGAGGCTGGGAAAATATCAGCAGAGCATGAGAAAAATTTATCCATGATCATCAATCAGACTGCTAAAGCCTATATTACTCGTTTACACAACAATCAGCAATATTACTTTAAACAATCATAATATGAAAACATGCACAAACGTACCGTCTAATTTTGGACGGTACATAGCCATAGCAGAATACCTGCTATTCGACCGTACCATAGCCTTGAGCTGGTCGAATTTACTAGGTCAAGCGATGATCCAACCCAATTACTTTTTTGTTGATACGATAAAAAAGATACATGCTGGTAACGGACAAAGAGGAGAGGGGTTTGAAACACCGGAGGGAATAAAGAAATATAAGAATATAAACACTCTATTATCAAGCATAGTAGATTCCTTCCCATCTGAAGGATTACCCGCCCGATTTACATTAAGTGAACAGTCAATAATCATGACTAACTATTATCAACAAAAAAATAAACTATATGAAACAATTGGAAAAAAAGATACAAGGGAACTATGAGCTAGGCGAGCACATAACGACGTTATATGCAGCTTATCTCGATATAGACGAAGATAAAGTAATCTATATTTTTGACGAACAATCCCGGCCGGAAGAACATTTCCAGTTTTTGGCAAAGATAGATATTACGCATCCCTATTTAATGTTAGGAGTTAAGGAGAATTGGAAAAGTGATTTTATTATAATGTTTAAAAAAGAACTGTTGAAAGAGGGAATCTGCAAAGAGAATGCTTCTGGAACCTTATTTGCCTTGTCTGAGAAAGATTCTGGGCGAATAAGGATCGGCAAGCGCATAGCTCAACTCCGGGATCAGGCCGGAATGTCACAGGCAGAATTGGCCGAAAAAATAAATACCAAACAGCATGCTATATCCCGGATTGAAAAGGGAGCTTTTAATGTAGGCTTTGATACATTGCAATCGATAGCCGAAATTTTCGGCATGAATATTGATTTTACAAAATAAATATTATACATTTGTCAATCCGCTACCATAAGTGGCGGGTTAACAAATTGTAGAGCGTCCGTGCTAGTGATAGTCCGGACGTTCGTTTTTTCAGAGAGCTCAAATCGTGAAAAATATAATGAAAATAATCTACTTTATATAGCATATTTTTTATGTCTAAAATCAATATCTTTGTCTATATCATATAGACACCCTATAAGGTTTATTTTTAATTTTTGCGTGTAAATATACGTGTAAAAGAAAAAGGGTGTTGTAAATCAAAACATTACAACACCCTTTGTGGAGATGGAGAGATTCGAACTATTATAATCACAGATAATCACTAATAATCATTAGTACTAAAAGTCAAATAGTTAAATAAATCTATATAGTCACACATAATCGCAGATATCTATAAGTAATCACATTTTTGCGTGTAAATTTGCAACGCTACACGCAAATATTAGACCTATGATTAAAAGGAGTATTACATTCGATTTAGAAAAAAGGAAGAAGGACGGAGTACTAATAGTAAAGAACGTTCCTATACGTTGCTGTATTACTTTTAACCGGCAGAGGATAACAATGTTTACTGGTCATCGAATAGATGCTGATAAATTTATACAGGTCAAAGGCATGGTAAAGAATGGATGCTATAACGAAATGGGATTTTCTTCTTCTGAGATTAATTACGACATAGAAGAAATGAGATCCACTCTTCAGGAGATTTTTCGAGAATTTGAAATAGCCAATGAAATGCCTACAACCGATCAGATCAAAGAAAAATACAAAATAGCCACAGGGAAACAACAGGCTCCGGAAGAAAAAGCAGGCTTTTTTGATCGTTATAAAGAATTTATTGATACTATTGGCAGACAAAACGCCTGGTCGGATAGATCCTTTTATAAACATAACTCAGTTATGCATTTATTGCAACAGTACAATCCAGACTTGGAATTTGACAATTTAGACGAAGAAGAATTGCAGAACATACTTGAGTTTATGAGAATAGAAAAAAATATCAGAAATACAACATTAAATAAATACTTACGATTTATCAAACAATTTTTATCCTGGGCAGAGTTGAAAGGATATTTAACAAATGTTGCCTATAAGAGATATAATCCAAAACTAAAAGGAGCCAACTTCGAACTTAAAAAAGTCATCTATTTAACGTGGGAAGAGTTAATTAAACTTTACACAATGGAAATACCAAATAGTCGGTTAGAACAAACCAGAGATGTGTTTTGCTTTTGCTGCTTCACCGGATTAAGGTATTCGGATGTTTATAACTTGAAAAAAATAGACATCAAAGATGCCAAATTAAATATAATCACGATAAAAGACGTAGACAACATAAGTATTGAATTAAACAAATATAGCCGGGCTATTCTTGAAAAGTACAAAGATGTAGAATTTAAAAAAGGTAAAGCATTACCAGTCCTCAGTAATCAAAAATATAATGATAACTTAAAAGAGCTTGGTCAATTAGCGGAACTAAATGAAGAAATGACAGAAGTATGGTATGTGGGGAACAAAAGAATGGAACGAGTTGTAAAAAAATACGAAGTATTAACTACCCACGTAGCTAGAAAGACATTTGTGGTTAACGCGCTTACTATGGGGATCCCCCCTCAAGTAATTATGCGGTGGACCGGCCACAATGACATTAAAGCGATGAAACCTTATACAAAAATTGTAGATAAGCTAAAAGAACAAGAAATGAAGAAGTTTGATGAAATGTGATTACGCGCGTACATATATATATTACTCTATTTTTATATTAAGAGGCCCTCCACAGTGAGGGCAACTTAATTCTGTATGATTCGACTTAGGCATAATATTTTCAGGAGATATAAATAATTGCCACATAGGAATATTCATAGCTTTAGCTATTCTTTCATAAGTTTCCCTAGTTGGATTTTTAAGCAATGCGTTAACGTTTTGCTTTTTTATTCCTATCAATTCTGCAAATGCGCTTTTAGATATGCCTCTGTTTTTAAGTATTTCTTCAATTCGATCCATAAAGATTAATTTGATCACTAAATTTACTCACCATATAAATAGTAATCTTATTTAATTGCTTAATTAATATTAAAGTACCATTATAATATTACATATATTCAGAAAGTAATGTATTAATATTACTACATTTGTCCCATAATGCTACATAAAACTAAATAGACTCGCACGTTTACCCTTTCAATGTATCTATAAGCCTTTCCTGATTAATGACAGGGAAGGCTTTTATCTTCTTCTTGGGCGACTTAATTCTATAACATTAAAAATCTGTCTCACATCTTTCAAATGGATTATTCTGTCTTCGTAGAATGGATTAAGAGAATGAATCTTGATAGTACGATTCTGTACATCATGCTCTGTTATCCTCTTTACCAAGATGCCTTCTTTATGGACGATCACGAAGTCCCATTTACGAATATGCAATTTACACTCAATCCAAAACTCCGGCTTTATCTCTCTACAAAGAAGCCTATCCCCTTCAATCAAGGAGTCCGTTGTTCCATCATCCATGCTATCCCCTTTTACTTCAAAGGCCATATAATTACCATGAGCTTCGTGGTCAACTATAAATGGTATACGAGGGAGAGTCTCTATATACTCTGCATCTGCATATCCACACATATACCCAGCATATGCGTATTGATTAACCAATGGGACATATATTATATGATCAGGAGAAATTGGTTCTGCGTTTGAAGGAATAGTTTTTATTGGTACCACATTAGACACCGGAGCATATATATCTCCCCTTCCTGTTATTAACCAATCTCTATTATACTTTGGAAAACGTGCAATTATTTTATCCACAGTAGATCTTGATGGAGTTCTATGCTTGTTAATAATAGTGCCTATAGTTGTATTACTAGCAAGCCCAATCTCATTACTAAAAGAGTTTTTATTATACCCCTCATTTTCAATTATATACTGTACTCTTTCCCATGCTTCCATATAGATTCGCGCGTATTATATGTGTTAAATAAATATAACTACACACATTTTATGCTCGCTTTTATTGTATGCGTGCAAAAAGTGCGTATATTTGCATCATAAGAACGATACAAAGATACGCAACAATAACCGTTGAAACAATAGTATGTATGTGTCATTCTTTTCTAAACTGGTGATAGTAACCAGTCAACGCTTGAAATCGCAGCTTTCCGTATCCAACGACGACATAGTGGTGCATACCTATAAATAATAGACGCAATACATACTCGTGAAAAGCAGATTCGTGACATGTCCGATGATTGCAGCGGGGCTAAATAGAAAAATACTATCGGTATTAGGCTGTATAGACTACGGTTTGTATGCAACCAAATACTTTATATAGGCTGTGTGGTGAAAAAGGGAGACACATTACTCTATAATAGGATAATCAATCCTTAGATGTAAAGAGCTTGATAACTCATCCTGGTTCGAATCCAGGCACAGCCACATTAATAATAACACTTAAATAAATATGGAAAAAGTAATAGATATCAGTAACGGTTTTAGTCCTGTAAAAATGTTTAACCAGATGAAAGTTGGAGACATTTACAAAATACCCTACGACGACAGTCGGCATAATGGTATTAAATCCGAGGCTGCCAGACGAAATAGAGATGCTAGATTAATGGGGAAATTAAAAGGGAAAATTGATCTTATTTATCGCGTGTCAACAGCTGAATATCCAGGGTATACATCAGTTATAAAACTTAAATAACATGGAACGTATATTCCCAGAACTTACTGCTGAATGTGAAAAAACTGCAATAATGTACTGTTCCGGATTGGAAAAGAAAGAAATCGCTGATATTAAATGTAGAGCAACGAGTACTATCGTTAATCAATTAAGAACAGCCTATGAAAAACTAGGCATAAGAAACGGTAGACAACTTGCTATTATATTAGCGGAGCGTCTTTCTGGTCTTCATATCACATTTGACTTTTCTTCTACCACTCGGACAGTTATAGCAGGATGTTTACTCGTATTACTAATTGTAAATCACAATATGGATATGAGAAGACAACGCTTAAGAAGTTCCAGATCTAATAATAATATAGAATTGATCTGCCGAGTAAAGACAATATCTAGAGGAAGAAACATATTACTCACCGCTTAAAACAATCAATAATGGATATAGCAAATATGCCAGCAACAGAAATTACAGCAGGTCAATTGGCAGACCTAATTATCCAAAAACTATCAAATAAAATAGAACCAGCTGAAAAGCCTAAATTATCCCGAGGCCTTGATGCTTTGGCGCAAAAACTAGGAGTCAGTATAAGTACTGTTGTTAGATTAAAACGAACTGGTGTGTTTGGTGACTCCATAAAGCAAAATGGAAGAGTTATTCTTGTCGACCTAGATAAAGCTGTCGAATACTATTTCGACAAAACAAAGAGAAAACAAAGAAGATAATCACGCTGTGAAGCGTTACATCGGTTAAGTTTATTTTCCGGGTGAAATTCCCGGATCTGGGGGATTAGCTCAGTGGTAGAGCGCGTTTTATCGATCATGTAACGAAGTCGGCAGTTCGAACCTGCCATCCTCCTCTTGTGTAATACGAATTATATAAGACTAGGTTTAATAGTTTTGGACTGCACCATCCGTGAGGCTCGTGCAGTTTTTTATCAGCAAACAATAAAATCAAATATATATGAAAAAGGTATTTCTTGCGATCCTGCTATTCGCAGGTTTTATCCTCGTGATATCCGAAAGTGACACCTTTGTGCCCAACGTTTTAGGATTAATAATGTGCTGCATATCGGCATATAACCTTAAAGTCTTTAAGGCATGAGGGATATTTATATAAAGGACCCCGACGGCGATTATGATTACGACGGGGAGGAAGAGACAGAAGATCTCGAAGAGATTTATCAGAGAGACTGGGAAAATTCGACTTTGTATTGGTAATATCATCTAAATAAATAAAAAAAATGGATAAAAATGAAATTTTAAACAGCGACTGGGGTGTCCGTTGTAGCGCAGCCGGCAACCCTAACACACCGGCAGACGTGCTAACCGAACTGGCTAAGGATAGCGACTGTGATGTCCGTTGTAGCGCAGCCGGCAACCCTAACACACCGGCAGACGTGCTAACCGAA